ATGTCTGCAGCGAATGACCGCCTCGTCTGGATCGACTGCGAGATGACCGGTCTCGACGTCGAGGTCGACGAGCTCGTGGAGGTCGCGGTCGTCGTCACGGACTTCGACCTGAACCCCGTGCACCCCGGCTTCGACATCGTCATCAAGCCCGACCAGTCAGCGCTCGACAACATGAACGAGTTCGTGACGAAGATGCACACGACCTCGGGCCTGATCGAGGAGATCCCGAACGGCGTCTCCCTCGCCGATGCCGAGTACCAGGTGCTCGAGTACATCCTCGCCCACGTCCCCGCCGAGGGCACCGCTCCCCTGGCCGGCAACACCATCGGCACCGACCGGGCGTTCCTGGCGAAGTACATGCCGCGCATCGACAACCACCTGCACTACCGAAGCGTCGACGTGTCGAGCATCAAGGAGCTCTGCCGTCGCTGGTTCCCGCGCGTGTACTTCAACTCGCCCGAGAAGCACGGCGGGCACCGCGCCCTCGCCGACATCCTCGAGTCGATCCGGGAGCTCGAGTACTACCGCCGCGCCGGGTTCACGCCCGAGCCCGGGCCGGCGAGCGACGACGTCAAGACCATCGCGGCCGAGGTCGTCGCGAAGTGGGAACCGCGCCTGACCCCACAGCCGAGCCCGACACCCGCCGAGTAGCGATCGTGGTCCGGGCAGGCGCTCGGATGTACTACAATCGAGTGGTTGCTCCGGCTCGCCGGACCGACACATGGTGGGTATAGCTCAGCTGGTAGAGCGCCTGGTTGTGGTCCAGGAGGTCGCGGGTTCAAGCCCCGTTACTCACCCCAGTAGGTAAGCGGATGTAGGCCCGTGTCGGAGGTTCCGGCTACAAACGGGGCTACATCCGCTTCCTTGTTCCCCGCGGATGCCTTGAAACGAAAGGCATCACCATGGCGAGTATCCAAGCCCGTGCCAGGGCCGACGGATCGGCCTCCTACCGCGTCCAGTACCGCATCGGCGGGCGCCTGACGTCGAAGTCGTTCGCATCCCCCAAGGGCGCGACTGAGTTCGCCGCCCAGGTCGACCGCGTTGGAGCCGAAGCCGCGCTCGCGGTCTGGAAAGCTCGACAGGGAAACACCGCAGGCGCGCCCTTGTTCCGGGAGTGGGCGGAAACGTACCTCGACGAATCCTCGGGCTACCTCACGGGCATTCAGCAGGGCACCCGTGATGGGTACCAGCAGATCGTGAAGAACTCTCTGAACCCCATCCTCGGGGAGATCCCGGTCGACGCGATCACGAAGGCGGACGTCGGGCGGTGGATCAGCTGGCAGGAGGGACGTCCGTCGCTACGGCGTGAAGGTCAAAAGGTGTCCGCGAAGACGATCCGCAACTATCACGCGCTCCTCAGCAGCATCCTCACGGGGGCGATGGAGGCGAAGCACCGCCCAGACAACCCCGCCCGGAGGGCACGGCTCAGCCGTGGTCAGAAGCATGAGGCCGTGTTCCTGACGCCCAACGAATTCGCCGTACTCCTGCACTTCGTGCCGGCCTACTACAAGCCGCTCGTGGCGTTCCTGGTGGGCTCTGGGATGCGATGGAGCGAAGCGACCGCGCTCGAGAAGCGGGACCTGAACCTCGACACCAGCCCGCCCACCGCGCGTGTCACGAAGGCATGGAAGAAGACGGGCGAGGCCGGTCCCCCGAAGTCGGACAAGGGCCGGCGCACAGTGGCACTGTTCCCCGAGATGGCCGAGTACATCCACAGCGCAGGCGAAGGCTCCGAGTTGCTGTTCCAGGGGGTGCAGAACCACGGTCGGGTCTGGTACGGACCGTTCAAGACGCGGGTCTGGGATGTGGCCGTCGAGGCCGCGAACAACGAAAAGCGATGCAAGGACGCAGGGCTGACCCCGCTTGGGAAGAGGCCGACTCCGCACGATTGTCGACACACACATGCTTCGTGGCTGATCGCGGCCGGCACTCCCCTCCCGTACGTGCAAGCGCAGCTCGGGCACGAGAAGATCACGACGACCGTGGACACCTACGGCCACCTACTCCCCGAAGCGCATCAGCAGATGGCGTCGATCATGCAGAAGACGATGGCGGGGATACTTCCCGTCCTCGAGGCATGACGAGAGCGCCCCCGCAACGTGAGCGGGGGCGCTCTCGTCCTTCACGCAAACGTTTTTGCTGCCCTAGCGGCTACCCCGCGTTCCGTCGCTCGCTGCATCCGGTGCGCCACCACGGCGTACTCATCGAGCACGTCCTGACGCTGCACCAGGCGGCCGAGCACCTGCCGGTACCGGACCCACGACATGTCGAGTTCCGTCCGGATCGCTGCTTCCTTCGTCCGGTCGTTCCGGGGATGCTGCTCCTCGAACGCGAGGACGGCCCTCTCGCTGTCGATCATGCGGCCATCGTCTCTCCGGCCCCCGACACTCCTACGGCGCGGGATACTGGCTTGGTGACGACTCTGCGAGGCACCATCCGCTCGACCGAGACACGAGAGGCAGAGGCTGAGGGAGACACCATCGGCGAAGCCCGCGAGGCGGCGACCTCGGGTCTCGACCTCGATGGGTTCGAGCTGCTGCAGGTGGTCACGGTGGCGAGCAAGGCAACGGGTGAGTCCACGGTCCGCGCTACCGCGCGCTCGAGGGCGACGCAGCCGCACGAGGCCTCGGGCCCGTCGTACTCCGCGGCGCTCGCAGCGTTCCACGCGTCCGTGCCCGAGGGGTGGCAGGCGCAGCACGTGCACGAGGTCGCGGGCTGATGTCGGCGGCCGGCGGCAGCATCGCCGCATGGCTGAGCACCAGTGGGCACCACCCGAGCACCCCGACGTCACCCTCCACCAGCCCATCGGCTTCGACCCCGAGCTCGCAGGCGCACTGACGCCCATCGACCCGCCGCAGCCCGTGTGGGCTGACATTGCGTTCGAGCAGATCCCCGACGCCCTGCACCTGAAGTGCTTCGCGATCGCGAGCAGCGACGTCGCCGTGCTCGTGCAGACCGCGTGGCAGGGACGGCTGCAGGAGGTCCTCGTCGACCGCGACTACGTCACCCGCCGCGCGCTCGACCCTCGCGCCCGCTGATGGCCCGCCGGCGCCGCGACCGCTGGGCGCTCGGCCCCGCCCTCTCCCTGCCCGAGGCGGCGTACGGCGGCCCTGTTTACGACCTGCCAGCGCCCGACCCCGTCCTCGTGTGGCTGCAGTACCCCGACCGCGCGCTCGAGGTCGAAGCACACGTCATCGCGTGGACCGACCGTGCCGTCCTCGTCGAATGGGGGTTCGGGCAGGCAGCGGAGAGCGCGTGGGTGTGGCGTGATGCCGTCAGGCCCAGACCGACGCACAGGTGAAGGACGGATCCTTTCGGGATGAACCAGAATCGACGCCAAATCAAACGTCCCGGCAGGACGCCAGCATGGGCATACTTGCTTCTCGCCGTCGTCGCAATCATCACCATCGCCCTCGTGGTTGCGGCGCTCACTCGGTAGCGGAGGGAAGACGAAAGCGCCCCGACCCTCCGAAGCGAGGGCAGGCCGTGAGGGTCCCTTAGGATCAGCGCGGGACAACGGAAAGGGGCCACATGTCCGAGGGGTCTGCCGAGCTTGATCACGGACGGGACCGCGTAGGTCACCGACTACTACCCCTCGACGGGCTCCGGGGGCTTGCCGCGCTGGCAGTCGTGATCTTCCACTTCCTCTACAACGGTCCACGCGTCTTCCCCGAACTCGGCGACCGTGTCGACTGGACGCTCCCGGGCGAGCAGGGCGTCCGCGTGTTCTTCGTGATCTCCGGGATCGTCATCATGATGTCGCTGCGTGGCAGCAGCCCGCTCCGGTTTGCCCGCTCCCGCTTCACACGACTGTTTCCCTCGTACTGGATCGCCATCCTCTTCACCGGGACCGCAGTCGCCGTCTTCGGCCTTCCCGGGCAAGCCGTTTCCGCTCGCGACTTCATTCTGAACTTCACGATGATCCACACCGCGCTCGGCATCAAGGACGTCGACCCGGTCTACTGGACCCTCGCGGTCGAGCTTGTCTTCTACGTCATTAGCGCAGCACTGTGGTTCCTCGGGGCGCTGACTCCTAAGCGTCTGCCAGTGGTCCTCTACGCCTGGCTCGTCGCGTCGGCCGTGCTCGCCTTCATCAGCGACCAGCTCGCCCTCCAGGGCCCTGGAGGAGTGTTCGAGAACATGCCTTGGTTCCTGATCGGCATCGTCGCGCTTCGGATCGTGGAAGGTGACCGGCGCGCCAGCATCATCGCCTTCGTTCCAATCGCTCTGCTCTCAGGCATCTACTTCGACTGGGCCGCCGTGCTCGGCGCAGCAGCAGGATTCGCCATCGTCCTGATCACTCTCATGTGGCATCCCCTCGGCCTCGACAGCGCCCCGCTCCGGGCGCTCGGATGGGCGTCCTACCCGCTCTACCTGCTGCACCAGAACCTCGGCTACATCAGCCTCCTGCACCTTCAGGACATCGGAACGCCGCGCTGGATGGCCGTCAGCCTTACCATCGCGGGAGCTCTCCTGCTCGCGTTCGCGTTCACGAAGTGGGTTGACGTCCCGCTCCGTCGCAAGGTTGGCCAGTGGTTGCGACCGCAGAACCGACCTACGACCACGGTGGTCGCCTCGTGAGCGCCGAAAGCGCGTCTCCGGCAGCAGCCGGTACAACTTCGACTCGGTCCCGGCCTCAGCTATCGCCAGGCGTACGGGCTGGACTTGACCTCGCGCGCGCCCTCGCAGCTGTCTACGTGGTGGCCTACCACGTCCTGGCATCCGTGGCGATGCCTCGGCCGCTCAGCGCCCTGTTCTCGTTCGGCCAAGAGGCCGTCATCGTGTTCTTCCTACTCAGCGGCTTCGTGATCTTTGCCAACGAAGCAGACAGGTCTGCGCGGCCGGGTGGCTACTACCTTCGCCGATTGCGACGCATCTACCCGCCGATCCTGCTGGCGATGGCGCTCTCCACTGTGCTGTGGGCCTTCGGACTCATCCGCGTCGATCCGTCGCTGTGGTCGGCGGTCGGAACCATGTTGAGTCTGCAGGACATCCCGACTCTGAAGCCTGGTGTCGTTACTGCCCCGTACCTCGGCAACGATCCGTTGTGGTCCTTGTCCTACGAGGTGTTCTTCTACCTCGTCTTCCCGCTCGTGATGGTGGCATGGCGACGGAACGAACAACGCACTCGAGCCCTCGTGCCCGTTGTTGCGGTAGCTGCCTTCGCCAGCTACATCTTCATGCCGAACCACCTGTCACTCGTCATCGCGTACTTCCTGCTGTGGTGGTCCGGAGCTATGGCGGCGCACGTCTACTTGCGGACTGGGACGATCCGTGTCGGTGCCGTGAAGAGCGAACTCCTCGGCCTCGTCTCTCTCACTCTCGTCGCCCTGGCCGGCGTCGCAGTGCACGGCTGGAACGGAGCCGGACTGTTCCCCGGCCTCATGGTCCGGCATTTCGCAATTGCACTCCTGCTGGCACTCGTGCTCGTGACCCCGGCCAGAACGCTTCTAGGGAAAGCCTCCCTCACTGCTGCTCGGCCGGCGGCAGCCGTCGCATCTGTCTCCTACGGGCTCTACGTCCTTCACTACCCGCTGCTTGTCCAGCCGAACACGCAGCACACGGCCTGGTTCCTGCCAGCGGTGGCCGCCCTGATTGCGCTCGCCTGGGTGGCCGACCGTGGCCTCCCAAAGCTTCTTCCGCGCGCCCCTCGCTGACCCGACAACGAAAGACCCCCTCGAACTCCCGAAGGAACCCGAAGGGGGCCTGCCTGTGCTGACCGAGGTCAGCGCCTAGGCCGTCGCCGCGCTCGCAGCTCGATGAGCTTGAGTGCGATGACGCCGAGTAGAACGGCGAACGGCCACACCTCAGCGACGGAGTATCGCCAGGCGGCGGCACTCATGGTGCCGAAGCCTTCGAGGATGCCCTCGACGACGAGGGCGAACATCTGGTCGGAACCCACGCTCGGACGCTAGCGAGACACCTAGCTACAGGGCACGCCCCCCGTTCTGGTGTCAGCGACACTTCACATCCTGAGCGTCGCTTAGGATCAGCGGCATGGGGAACGGATTCGTCGGCTGGTTCGCGCGGTCGTACAAGGCCATCATCGTCGTGCTCGTCGCGATCATGGCCGTCATGCTCGTCGTGCTCGCGATGCAACACGTCGAAGGATCAGCGCGTGCAACAAACGCGACAGCTCACCCGATCCCCACGTTCACCAGCACCCCTCGCGTCGAACGTGTGAAGGTCGGATTTGTCGGCGACTCTTACACCGGCGGGACGGGGGCATCGACTAAGCAGAAGTCGTACGCGTCGCTGCTCGCGTCCGACCGCCACTGGATCACCACGGTGAGCGCGTGCGGCGGTGGCGGGTACGTCAACCCCGGCAACTGCGGCTCCCCGTACGCCGACCACCTCGACACCGTGATCGACGCCTCACCTTCCATCGTCATCGTCGCCGGTGGCCGTAACGACATCCAGTTCCCCATCGATGACATCTCCGCGAACGCGAACACGCTGCTGCAGCGGATCAAGACGGCGCTGCCGCAAGCGAAGGTCTACGTCACCTCCCCTGTGTTCGACGACGACCAGCCGTCGGCGAAGCTCGGCGAGATCCAGGAGGCGCTGAAGACCGTCGCCGCATCCGCCGGCGCCACCTACGTCGACGTCGGCGAGCCACTCGTCGGCCACGCCAACCTGATCACCACAGACGGCGTGCACCCGAACGACGCCGGCCATGCCGCCCTCGCCGCAGCGTTCGACAAGGCGCTCCCGCGGGACTAAGCGCGCCGCAACGACGAAAGACCCCCTCGAGCTCCCGAAGGAACCCGAGGGGGACTGTGTCATCCCGGCGGCGTCGGCCGCTCGATGATGTCGCGGATCATCTCCGGCGTCATCGTGTCGTAGTCGTACTCCTCGTCCATGATCTCGCGGATAGTCGGGGAGAGCGCGGGCGGGTGTTCCTGCTTGCCCCACGCGGCCCGCCACTCGAGGACGTGTTTGTGCACGGCTTCGCGGATCCTGTTGAGGCGGCCGTACAGCGAGCCGACGACGCCCTTCAGGGCGGAGAGCTCGTCGCGGAGTGCCTTCGTGCGCTCGTCGACGCGGGCGTCGATGTAGCGATTGAGGTCGAGGTTCTGCGCGAACGCGCCGGCATCGGCGGCTTGCTCTCGCTCCCGCTGCTTCTGCCGCTCGTCGGCCGCGAGGCGCGCCTGCTCGAGCTCGGCGTTGCGCTTTGCTCGACGGTCGGCGAAGAACGCCGTGACTACGATGCCCGCCAGGGTGAGCACGGACCCGACGATCGCTGCGACGTTCCCGTCTACCGCCATCCGTGCACCTGCCTGTCTCGTGCAATGTCCTGCAGCCGCCAGCGCGGCAGCACGGCGGACGCGTAGATGATCGCCCCCACCGCGGCGCGGCCGAGGTCCCCTCCGATGAAGCCGGCGAAGGCAATCGCGAAGCCGTAGAGGATGACCACGCCGATGAGGACGGCGACCGCCCAGAACTCGATGCGCCACAGACGGGCGGGGAACGCTTCTCCGGCCCCCGCGACGGCTGCTGCGAGCGCGATGATGAGGGTGACACCCTGGGCGTAGGACTCCCCGAAGGTGTCGCGGAGCGCCGGCACGCCGTCGATGAACCCGAGTCCGCCGAAGACGATGAGTGCGAGGTAGTACTCGGGCAGATACTGGCGGAGCATCCGACTCATGCGGGCGTCGGCCGTGGACACGGACCCGGCACCCCAGATGCTGTGGTGCGCGAGCCGCTTGACGAGTCGTATGGCTCGCATCCGGGTCGCCCTCAGTCGCCCTGCTCGGACGACGACGAGGTGGTCGCGTTCCTCGGCAGGAACGCAGCGAGGAAGCCAGCGACGAACCCGACGACGATACTCCCAACCGCCGCGGCGACCTTCTCCGTGTCGACCTTCCCGTCAGCCCAGAACCCGGCGACCGAGATTCCGCCGATCGCGAGAACGGCCCCGGCGACACCGGCGGAGTACGCCTTCTTCGCCCGCGCACCCAGCATGGCGATGAGCTCGCGCAGCCCACCGCCGGTCTTCTGCTCGTGGTCGCCCATCAGTCACCCGCCTTCATCGCTGCGACGAGCGACGAGTAAGTGCGGCTGTCGACGTTCGCGTGACGGACGACCCAGTTCGGGTCGGACGCCTCGCGCGGCAGACCGAACGCCTCGAGCACGTCCTTGAACGTGTTCTCGTCGCCGATGTCGCGTGCGTCACCGACGATCGTCTGCAGGCGCAGCGGCGGACGCGACGCTCCGTTGTTGACCTGGTGACGGACGAAGCCGGGCGCGAGCGCGTAGACCGCCCCGTACCCGACGGTTCCCTTCGCGTTGTTGCGGATGGCGTACATGCGGTCTCCTACCGTGGGATCGATCTTGACGGGGGTCTTCCCGACCGTGACGATCACGGCCGGCGGGACAGGCTTGCCGTAGGCGTTGCCCGCGGAGGTCTGGTGGCCGAGGAACGTGCGCGTCCAGCCGAGGTACCGGCGACCGATCTGCGCCGCGCGGGCGCGGATCGACATCACGCCGGTGTTCCCGGTCGGCGAGTCGGTGAAGATGGCGTACCCGCCACCGATCGACAGGCCGACGTCGCCGGCGGCGAAGTTCCGGTCACCCGGCCAGCGCGGTCCGGTTAGGCGATCGAAGTAAACAGGCACGCCCGCGGGGGCGTTGTAGTCGCCCTCGTGCCGATCCGCGGCAGGGGCGTAGTCCCAGCCAGCGATTGCCACCGAGTAGTGCCCTGCGCCCGGGCCGATGGACTGCACCGACCCGAACCACTTGAAGACGTTGGCGAGGCACATGCCGGCGCCGTCGTACTGGCCGAGCTGCGCAGTCGCGCGGCGAACAGCGGCGACCGAGTCGAGGATACTCACAGCGTCAGCCCTCCTGCCTCGTCGATCAGGCCGTTCACGGTGGGGGTGTCGGCCAGCGTGAGGTGGTCGTCTTCCGTCCACACGCGGACGTCGTTAGGAATGACAACCGTCGACTCGTGATCCGCGTCGAGCTGGTCGTAGATGGGTGTGCTCATGGAACCTCCTGGAACGACGAGAGCCGCCCCCGCAGGGACGGCTCGGGCTCGGATCGTGCTAGGTCAGATGAACGCGTACCGGTTCTTCACCGCGGCGAACACCGAGGCGCGCTCCGCAGCTGTCAGCATGCGGTTCCAGGTGATGACTTCGGCGTACCGGTACTCGACTGCGGGGCTCGTCGTCGCCCGCAGCGTCAGCGGCGTCAGGTTCACGGCAGGGGTGATCGGACCAGACAGTGCGGTCGACTCCGTCCCGTTCACGCTGACGACCGGAACACCGCTCGCCAGCGGCGAGGAACCGTCGGTCTCAAAGATCAGAAGCACCCACGCATCCAGCGCGCCACCGCGGTACGCGTTGCCGCCGTTCCCGGAGATGCCGTAGTTGTTGTTGCCGGCCTTCTGGAAGTTGATGCCGAACGCGTTCGCGAAGATGCGTGTTCCGGTTGTCCCGCCCGGGTCGACCCGGACCACCATCGCAATCGTCCCGGCCGCCCCCAGCCCGCCAGCACGGGTCGCCGCGAGGCTTGTCGCGTCAGTCGGCCGGAAGCTGACGACCTTCTCGCCAGTGTCCGTCGCCAGCACGAACGGTCGCGACGTCGCCGAGCTGATGCGGAGGTCGTCGGTGTTCGGAGTGATCGAGTCCGGCCACACCGTGACGATGTCGCCGGGGTTCCCGGTGATGCGTTCCGCAGCCCAGCGGTGGCTGAAGTCGTCGGCACCGAGTGAGTACAGCGGTTCCGGTGCGATCGGGTCGCCAGTACCAGTACCAAGCCCGAGGAGGAGCACGCCCATTACTTCCACCCTCTCGAGGTGTAGATCTCGTTGACGATCATGTTCAGCGCCGTGTACCCGACCGGCCCGAGGTGCCCCGGGTCGACCGAACCGTCCGCATTCGTCAGCCGGAACACGGTCGGGGTGAGCCCGTTCGCGATGTCCGTCAGGTCCTGAGCCGTGGGCGTGTTCCCCGTCGCCGTGATGACGTCCGCGCTCCTGAGACGAGCGGCAGTGTCAACGAACTCGCGGGGGAACGCATCGCGGATCGCGGCGTTCGTGTTGTCGAGGATCGTGCGGATCGCGAGGCCGTTCTCCTCGCCAGCCCACGGCGGAATGGAGAGGATCAGCGCGTGCGCCCGGTGCTGATTCCACTCGAGCGACCCGCGGAGGTCGGAGACGATCTGCGCGGCACCGTTCTGGTCCTTGAAGTTGTTGCGGCCGTACCAGTAGATCGGCCACATGTCTCGGTACTCGTACCCCGTCTGCACCGGGCTCCCCGCGGGCGCCACCGCGGGCAGCCCCGCCGCCTTGCGGGTGAACGTGCCCGTCAGGTAGTTCGACGCGTCCGTGGCGACGAACGTCCCCGCAACACCCGCGATGACGACGTTCGACGGCACGTTGGTGTCGGACCGGAGCGCGACGGAGAGGGTGACGGACACGGACCCCGACGCGGGGATGACGCCGCCTGCCACCGTTGCGCGGGTGGGCGCACCACCTTGCCTCGCGGCGATCTGCAGCGAGGTCTGTCCGCCGATGCCCTGGTTGACGAGCGTGCGGTTCCCGAGGCGAGTGGACAGGTCAGCGGCCTGCTTACCCCAGTTCGCGCTGAGCGAGTCGCCGTGCTGCACGATCGACGGGAGGGTGGTCGCTCCGACGTTAAGCCGGTCCGGGTACCAGGTGCCGTCCTTCCGGCGTCCGAGCGCCACACGGCCCACGCCCTGCGGGTCCCGGTACCCGATGGCGAAGTCCCACGGGCTGTCCGGCCGGTCGGGGAAGTACTCGACTGCGTTCGTGCCGAACCCCTGACCCGGCGTGCCGCGAGGGCCGACTTCGCCCTGCGGGCCGGTGAGGTTCGACTTCGGCTTCCACACACCCATCAGTTGTCGCTCCATTCGTACAGCTGCCCGGTGTTCCGCGGGTCCGCCGCGTCGTCGGGATTCATCTCGAGCCACCACGTGCCCGGGGTCGGGTCAGTTGGCGGGAGCAAGCCGACCCACACCGCGGAGGAGTTCGCCGGAGCCTGGATGAGGTCACCGATCGCGCCGCCCTCCGGCGGCACGAACAACGGCCAGTGGAGTAGGTCGACCCCGACGTAGCCCGCCGTGCCTTCTCCGTCCTCCATCCACTCGATGCGGATGCGGTAGAAGATCGCTGGCCGGATCGACGCGGTCTCCTGCAGCTCCACGGTGAAGTTGCCGGACCCGTTCGGGATCGCGACGACCGGCCGCGTCGAGAAGATGCCGCTCCTCGTCACCGCCGGTGCCGACGCAGTGAAGACCAAGCGAGGAGACAGGGGTGTCAGGTTGTTCAGGCCGAAGTCGCGGAGCGCGCCAGTGATGGCAGCCATCGGGTTCCTTCCCGGGTCAGACGCTGACGCCGCCGCCAGTGTTGGCGGAGCGGTAGAGCTTGCCGCTCGGATCGATGTACAGATTTGGCGGCTGGTCAGCGAGAGGCAGCGCCGCGATATACAGACCGCCGGGTTCGGCGACGAAGCCGTTCCCGCCGTAGAGGAGCATCGCTGCTCCGGCACGGGCGCCGACTAGCGCGGATCCGGACTGGATCGCGGCGCGGGTTCCGTCTGAGGCGAGTTCGGCTGTGCCGAAGTCAACCTTGCCGCGACCACCGAACTTGCCGATGGTCATGCTGCCGAGGTTGATGCGGCCGTTGTCGTCGACCTCGAGGTCACCTGAGAGCGTCGTGTCGCCGTTGATGCTCAAGCGGCCGTCAAAGTCAGCGGTGCCGTCCACATGGAACGGGCCGGTGACGGTCGTGTCACCGGTGATGTCGAGGTCCCCGGTGATGTCCGTGTCCCCGTCGATGGAGGCGGGCCCCTCGACGTCGAACCGGCCGGTGACCGTTGTGTCGCCGGTGATCTTCGTGGCACCACTCAGCGAGGTCGGACCGGACACCGTGAGCGTGCCTGTGATGCGGAGCGTGCCGTTCACAACCTCGACGCCATCGACCGTCAGCGTCCCGTCGACGCCCCCCGATCCTTCGATGAGGAACGAGTTCTCGCCGATGAACCGGGTTCGGCCGCCAGACACGGCGGCGTCGGACAGTGGGGTGCGGGACTCGAGCAGTCGCACGCGCTCCTTGAGGCTGTCCCACTCGCGGTTGCCGGTGAGATCGTCGATGCGTCCCATGCGGTCCTCCTCGTCATTGCTCTTGGAGTTGGAGCTTGATGGTGGTCGTCAGGTCGCCGGAGAATCCGATCAGTCGGTGGTTCATCCATCCGTCGGGCAGCCAGTCGTGGTCCTCCACGTAGGTGCGGAGGGTCTGTCCGAGGCTGAGGTTTCCGGCACCGGGGCGACCGTCGGCCTGGATGTCGAACGAGAACTGCCGGGTCGCCTTCCGCGACGTCCGCAGGTCCTCGTTCGCGTGCGCCTGCAGCACCGTCTGGCTGCGCTCCTGCCCGTAGGACACGATCCGCTCGAGCGCCACCTGGTCGGGGCCGAGGAGCGTTGTCGACGTCGCCACCTTCAGGTCCCGGTCCTGACCGTTGCCGACGGCATAGAACACGTTGCCCTGCGCGTTGCCGTCCTCGTCGAACACAAAATCAGTCGCCTGCGGCTTCGACGCGGTCATGTTGAAGTCGAACGGGCCCCCGGACAGGTCTCCGACGCGCACCTGCCACCGCAGCTGCACCCCGTACCAGACGGGGTCGAAGTCGATGTCGGGGCCGCCCTCCGTGTTCTGGATGGCGGCGAGCTCGGTCTCGATGACCGGCAAATTGAACTCGTGGTACACCCGGTCCTGCGTTCCAGTGCCCTCCCGCGACGGGAGAAGCAGCGGCAGGTCCCAGTTGTCGGTGAGGCCCTGCGTCACGTCCCACAGCAGGTACGCGGCGAGCAACGTCAGCGTCTTGTTCTGCAGGATGAACCGGCCGTCTTCGCGCCCGTTGTAGCCGTTCTGTCCGAACGTGGTCCGGTACTTGAGGATTTCGCGGACGTCGACCGTCCGGACCGACACCGTGCCGTCGGTCTTCGTGCCCTTCCCCACGATGACGCCCGCGTACATCGGCTTGTCGTTCCAGCACTGCACGATGGTGCGATCCCAGGTGCGGAGCAGGTCGAGCCGTGACGTGCGACGCTCGGCGGTGGACGAACCAGCGCCGAGCGACGCTGTGACGAACTCGTGCGTGCCCGTCCCGACACCGTTCAGCTTCCGGGAGAACTGGGACGACGTGGCCTCTACCGGCGCGAGCTTCTCACCGGTCTTCGTTGAGCAGATCCAGTGCGTCCACATGGTGCGCCTCCGCTCAGATGTAGGTGTCCCGTGTGGTGGCGACGAGCTTCGTCGAGGAGCTGGTGCCGCCGATTCCGACCGTCGTCGGCCGGCCCGCCGCGGTCCGCCACAGGTCCGCTCGGCCGAGCGCCCCGTACCGGATGGACCCGCCGACCCTCAGCAGGCCCGTCGCGGTGTCGAACGTGTGCGGTGCGTTGGCAGTCAGCGGCGCGGTGATGTCGACGCGCCGACCACCGGGCCCGACGATCGTGTAACCGTCCGGGTCCGTGCCGGTGATCGTGAGCAGCGACGTCGCCCACGTGTTCCCGTAATGCAGGACCGTCACTGAATCACCACCACCCACGGCCGTGTCAGACGTGTGCAGCTGCCCGTACTTGTAGGGGTCTGGGAAGCGGCGTGAGAACTGGTACGCCGCCCGCCGGCCGGGAATGTCGACCTCGAACTTCGACGCAGCTGCCATCGCCCCCTGCCCGTACGTCGTGCGGCCATGCAGCGTCACCTCGACGCGGGTGGTGTTCGCGACGATGCCCATCAGCCGGTCCCGGTACACGCCGAGCTGCTCGCTTGAGTCGGCGTAGCAGAACCCGGAGACGGTGAGCACGCGAGCCCCGTAGTACACAGGCGCCTCGAACTCACCGTCACCGTTCTCGCGATCGATCGAGTCGAACCGCACCTCGGGACTGTCGTCCCAACCAACGAGGCCGTTCGGGCTGATGTAGAACCCGTCGAAGCCCTCACCGCCGCGGAACTCGAGACCGCCGATACGGACGATGTCCTCGGGTACGTCGTCCACGGTCATCCTCTCCGTGCGTTCCAGTTGAACTCATCGATCGCCATGCGGCCGATCTCCGCTTCGGACTGCATGGGCTGCGGGTAGATGTTCTGCGTCACCGAAGTGCCGCCTCCTCCGCCAGCGCCCTGCACGACGACGACCTGCTGCGACGGCGGCGCGTACCGCACTGGAGCCGCCACCGGCCCGCCGGATGCGTACCGCGGAGCGCCCACCATCGCGTCCATCAGCTGCCGCTTCGACAGCGTCCCCTGGTTGATGGCGTGCATGATCTGCGGCCCGTACATCGACGCGGACCGCTCGCGAATGATCCACTCCCGGTTGGACGCCCAGATCGGCACCTCATCGGACGTTCCCGTTCCCGGTCCGACGATCTGACCACCGGACGCGAACGTCCCCATCCGGCCGCCGCCCGAGACCTTCTTCCCGTTGAGGTCCTTCATCTCGGACCGGGCCATGCGTATCTTCGCGAGGATCTGGTCGACCGCGGTGCTGTCGCCCTGCACCTTGAACAGCGTCGTCGCGAGGCTCGGGATCGAGTTGACCTTCGCCTTGTACGCGTCAACCGCGGTGCCAGCACCAGGAGCGTTGTTCGAGAACGTCGTCGCCCAGTCAGTCGGCGTACCGATGATCTTGTCCGCGTACTGCTGCGCCGCGTCGCCGGTGATGCCGTACTGCCCCAGAGCTGCGATGAGCTCCTCACGGCCGCGCTGCATCGCCCCGGTCGCTTCCTCCTGCGAACCGGTCTGGCTGTAGATGGCCGCGGCCGCCGCCTCAGCGGACTGCGCGATCGCGTCGAGCGCGCCCTGGTTGGCGCGTCCCTTGTCCGTCGTGATGTCGAGGCTGTTGCCGTTCTCCTTGATGGAGTCCGTCACAGCGTCGACCGCCGCCTCGAAGTCGCGCTGCGCCGATCGTGCGTCCAACGTGGGCGACGTCAGATCGCGGAGCGCCTTCGCAGTGTCCTCGATCGCCTTGGCAGCCTCCTCAGCCGACGTGTCGAGCTGCTTCAGCGCGTCCGCGTTGTCCTTCGTCGGAGCCTTCGCGCTCTTCGCCGCCTCCTCGTACTCACCCGTCGCGAGCTTGAGCAGGTTCGACTTCGACGTAGCGATCCCGAGCGAGTTTGCCTGGTTCACCAGCTGCGACCGGTACGCCGGCATCAGGTCGATCAGCTGCGCCGTCTGGTCACGGTTGAGCTTCTGCTCGTCTCGCAGCCGCTTAAACGCCTTGGCTGCGGCAGGAGCATCGGCCGCGCTGATCTCTGCCAGCGCCGACCCGAGGTCCTCAAGGGACTTCGCCTCCTGCTTGACGGAGAACGCCGAGAAGATCCCGACGTCCGTCGAGCTGAGCTCCTTGATCACGCCCTTCAGGTCACGCAGCCGTGCCGCGGTGTCGCCGGCGATCAGCTTCGAGAAGTCGGACCGCTGCCCGGCCTTCTCGAGGACCTTCGACGCGTCCGCGGTGGTGATGATCGCGTTCGCGAGCTCTTCCTGCGACGCCGCACCAGAGCTGGCAGCGACGTTCAGGCCGATGACTGCTGCAGCGCCAACGCCGAGGGCGATACCGAACGGGCCCGTCAGGATTCCGGCGGTTGCCGCGAGGCCCCTTCCGAAACCGTTCGCGGCCCGGAGACCGAGCGTGGCGGCGCGGGAGACGCCGGGGATGCCGGCGGTCGACAGGGTCTGCAGCGCCAGACCGTACGCGACGATCTTCGGAACGGCGATGAGCATGGTGCCACCGCTGAGCGCGACCGCCGCCGTGACAGCACCGACGCCGAAGACGATACCCTGCACCGCGCCGGGGGCGTTGTTGTAGGTGTCGATCAGGTCGGTGACGACCTGCACTGCCGCCCGGAGGGGACCGTTGGCCGCCTCACCGGTGACGATGCCGGCGGTCTGGAACGAGGCCTTCAGCTTGGTCAGGTCGCCGTTGAGGTTGTCCATCTTGCCGACGGCCTGCTCAGTGGCGAACCCCTGCTCGTTGACGGCCTTCGTCCACTTGTCGACCTCCTTCGCGCCGCCCTTCATGAGGACGGTCGCGGCGGTGATCTGCGCGTTGCCGAAGATCGTGCCGAGGGCCGCGTCGCGCTGCGCGTCGTCGAGCGAGCCGAGCTTCGTCCGAAGCTGCTCGGCGACGCCGTTGAACCCGATGAACTTGCCCTGAGCGTCGTAGACCTCGACGCCGTACCGCTGCATCTCCACAGCCGCGAGGTGCGACGGGGCGGTGAGCGACAGCAGCATGCCCCGGAGGCTGGTGCCCGCCTGCTCACCCATGATGCCGTTCTGGGCGAGGAGCGCCAGGGAGCCGACGGTTTGCTCGAGGCCGACGTGCGCGGCCGCGGCGACGGGGCCGATGTACTTCAGGCCCTCACCGAGTTCGGAGACACCACCAAGCGCCTTGTCGGCACCGGCGGAGAGGAGGTCCGCGATGTGCGTGACGTCCTTGCCCTTGAGGCCGAACTGAGCCATGGTCGACGCCGCGATCTCAGTTGCGTCCGCGACGTCGATCTGCCCGGCCGCTGCGAGCTTGAGTGCCCCCGAGAGGGCACCGCCGTAGATGTCCGCCGCGGACGTGCCCGCCTTAACGAGCTCGATCTCGGCCTCAGCCGCCTGAGTGGCGGAGAAGCCGATCGCCGTACCCGTGGTGAGGGCGGCGTTCTTGAGCTGCTCCATCTCCTCGGACGTCGCGTGCGACAGCGACTTGACCGACGACATCTTCTCGTCGAAGTCGGCGTACGCCTTGACCGCGAGACCGACGCCGACCGCCGCGACGGCGCCGACTGCGAGAAGCGGCTTCGCGACCGACTCGGCGGCTTCCCGCTGCTCGTGCAGAGCTCTGGCCGCGGCAGCCGCGCCCCGCACCGTCTGGTTCGAGAAGTTCGTCGCGGCGGTCTGCGCCTGCCCCATGGCGGTGACGAAGCCGCCGATCTTCGCACCGATCTCGAGGATGATGCTGCGATCGCTGCCGTTCGCCATGGGGCACCTGCTTCCTGCCCTCAGGCGTCAAGCGGTCGGGGGCGGTGGAGCAGTGCGTCGCTTCCGGACGCGGTCCTTCTTCGGCTGCACGCGCACCCGATGGACGGGCATCATCAGACCGGCGTGCGGGTCCGGGTCTTCCTTGCGGACCACCGAGATCGCGTGCAGGCGGGCGCGCTCAGCGAGGTCGTACGTGGGCGACCAGACGACGCTGCCCTCGGGTGACACCTGCGGCGTTCCGGCCATGAACCGGTAGTGCGATCCCGGCAGGTCCGGGTCAGCGTCAGGGTCGGTGGCCTCGGACATCAGGAAGCCGTGCGGGCCGGTCTCCCGCTCGACGTCGAGGAGAGCCGCCAACCAGTCGAGGTCGGTCGGCCCGAACTCGGACTCGAGGGTCGTCGTAGACGACGAGAGCCGCCCGTCGGACCCGTACTCGTACACGGTCCGCTCGGACGGCTCCCACCCCTGCAGCCTCCGCACGGACACGCCCATCGCTCTTGAGAGCTCGACGGTCCGGCGAAGGACGGGGTCCTCGGTCAGCCTTTTTTCAGGCGCCCCAGACGGTTCGACGACTGCAGCACGTTGAGGTTCAGCTGCAGGTTGACGACGTTCCCGATGTCCCAGCCGGACGCGATCTCCTCGATCGAGTCCCAGTCGTCGTCGTCGAGCAGCTCCCCGCGGTGGACGACGCCGTCGACCTCGACGTACGTGCCGTCCTCGTCGCGCTGCTCGCCCTCCGCCAGGGGTTCCTTCACGTCGACGGTGTTCACGCGTGCGGCGACGAGCGCCACGGCGTGGTGGTTGTAGCCGAGGTCGATGTCGAGCTGTACGTCGAGGCGGGGCGGGAACTTGTCGGCGATGTCGTTCCACTCGATGCCGGGCAGCTTCGTCATGTGCAGCAGGTGCACGTGCTCCCGTTCGCGCTCCTCGAGTGCCTGCAGCTCCTCGTTGAGGCGCAGGACCTCGTCGTTCGCCTTCTTCAGCTTCGGCGTGACCGGTCGGTCGCCTGCCTCGCGCCGGAGTTCGTCTACGTGGTCGTTCGCTGCGCCGATGCGCTGCAGGAGGGTGTTCCGCTCCTTGGCGAGTTCGACGTCGAGGACCATGCGGAGGGTGCCGGTCGGCGGCTTGTAGCCCTGCCGTGCCTTCGCGATGTTGCCCATGGTTAATCCTTCCGGGATCGATCCGGGATGAGGGAGAAGGGGTGCGGGCGGCGGCTCCCGGAATGGACCGCCGCCCGCACGTGTGTCACCGTCAGGCGGCGGCGAGGACCTGGTCCTCGAGCACCCGACGACGCGGCGCGAGCGCCTGGGTCTTCGTGAACTTCCCGCCGGCCGCGGTGTTGCGGACCTTCGTGCCGGCGACGACGTCGAAAACGTCGAACTTGTCCGTCGCGGCGAGCTCCTGCTCCCACGGCGTCGCGTAGCGGCCGAAGAGGATGTACTCCTCGTCCTCCTGCAGCAGCGGGTCGGCGATGTCCTCGTCGCTGCCGTAGACGTACGTCAGGGAAGCGGTGTGGGTGACGGCGCTGAAGCCGCCGAGGACCTCGCGGAGGGAGAAGCGGGGGTCGGTGGTGGTGTCCTGGGACTTCCCGTGTGTCCACCCGTCCGTGGTCAGCGAGTAGGTGATGTCGACGGTGGTGTCGGCGATCACGTCGCTGAACTTCGGCGGCCACGAGAGAACCGTCGACTTCGGGGCGGCGAGCAGCGCGAAGTTGCTGTCGACGTCGACGCTGGGGGGCAGGATGAGATCGCGAGTCACGACGTGACTCCTTCCGTGGTCACGCCGGACGTCCCGGCCGTGCTGTCGGCCGCGGCGGTCGCCGTGGTCGTGTCTCCCGCGGTCGGGAGGTCAGCGGCGTCCGTGATCGGCGCCGGCTCCTTGCCGCGGGTGTCCTTCGCGCGCCGAGCGGCGGCGGTCGGGTTCCCGGCGGCCGTGGTGGCGGGGCGGTAGATGTCGGGCCAGCGGTCCGCGATCGTCTTCGCGACGGTGACGACGCGTTCGTCGTCCTTCGGGCCGATGACGACGTCGACCTGCTCGACGGTAGGCTGCTTGCGCATGGTGTTCTCCTTGTCAGGCGGGGTCGGACTCGAAGCCGTAGACGGCGATCGCGGACCAGACGGCTGGCTTGATGGCGTCGTCCTCGGCGTTGCCGGGACGTTCGAGGCGCCGCACGGGTGAGGTGTTGCGGCCGCGGACCGGGATGGTGATGCCGCGGCGGAACGGGCCGGGCCGGAGCTTGTCGTCGATCCACCCGAGGGCGGCGACCGCTGCGAGCTCAGATGCGCCGACGGCGTGCACGATCCACGTGGGACGCCGCCGCCACCCCGCCGCCGCGAAGCGGTCGGACGTCTCGTCCGTGCGGGATCCGTAGATGACCGCGTAGGGCTTGTCCGCGGGGATCACCGAGCCGTCAGCGAGCGTCGGGGCCCGACCGAGGCCCACCCGCCCCACCAGCTGCGGGATGCTCGCGATCGCGTCGCGGAACGCGACTGCCTCGTCAAAGTCTTCCGTCTGCGCCGTCACAGTCCAGCCGCCGCAGCGCCGTCTTCGATGGCCTTCCCGATGCCCTGGCGGAGGTCGTCGAGGTTGTCGAGGACCGCCTTCGAGCCGTAGCCGCGAGGTGCGAGCTTCTTCGCGGGCGCCCCGTACTCGAGGAGCAGCGCGACACCACCCTGCTTGCCGGTGTCCTTCTCGGCGCCGATCTCGGCCGAGATGGCGTCGGCGAGCTCGTGGGTCTCGTACGTGATCGAGTACGGCACGACCGGGGCGAACTTGTTCCCCTGCAGGGACCTTCGCCACTCCTGCTTGACGAGGGTCGCGTTGAACTGCACCGCGGACCGCACCTTCGGCAGCGTCTGCTGCGGTACGTTCCCGAGCGCGATGGCGATCTGGTCGAGCTGGTGTGTGTCGATGAAGAGTCCGTCGTCAGCCACTCGAGGTCACCTCCACGGGGATGCGCCGCGACACGGCTGCGGTCTGGTGGTGCCCGCCACCGACGCGTCCGCGGACGACGATCGGCTCGAGCCCGTTCTGCGTGAGCGTCGCGACGAACGCGTCTCCGGCGGCGATGCTCGCGGACCCGTCGGAGTCGACGGGGACCTTCAGGACGGCTCCCTGCTGCGTCACGGGCCGGCCCGCTGACGTGATGTCGCGCGCTTCCGTGTCGGCGGCGATGAACTCGCAACGGCCGGCGTAGACGGTGTCTGTGATCGATGCTGCCTGACCCGTGGCGGGGTCGACGTCCGAGGACGTCTTCGTGCGGGTGACGACGCAGTGGTCGGTCATGCCGGTCTCGGCGAACAGGCGCCCGCGCGCCATCGCTGACGCCCGGCTCATGACGGCCTGATCGTGAACGCGCCCCGGCGCGGCCGAACCACGGGCCGAAGCTGGTCGATCTCTTCCGCCGTGGGCTGCAGCATCCCGGTGGACACTGCGCTGTCGCGGCGGTAGGTGTACCCGTCGAGCGTCTCGGTCAGGATGCCGTCCGGGTTCTTGAATACCCGGATGACCATGTACGCGACGGCGCGGACGTAGGCCCGCTCGCGACGCTCGTCGTCCGGCGCGGGGGCAGCGATGCCTGCCGCTTCTACGGCGGACTCGTAGATGTCCTGCGCGTCCTCGATGATCTGCTCAGCGACGGCAGCCTCGGCAGCCTCGAGCGGACGCCACCGCTTGACGATGTCGTCGGTGTCGACGTCGAACCAGAACACGGCGACCTCCGCGGGGTGTGAAGTTGTGGGGGCGGGCCACCGGGAGCACCGGTGACCCGCCAGGGTGAGCGTCAGGCCTGAGCGGCCTTGTGCTCGTCGACGAGCTTGATCACGTCGTCACGGGACGCGTCGTCGGGGACCTCGATGCCGAGGCCCTTCGCGTACGGCGCCCAGACGGCGAGGCCAGACCCCTTCCCGGAGCGGGAGGGCTCGTTGACCTCGTCCTCGCTCAGGTCGCCGTCGGGGTTCTCGTCCTCGAACACGGGCGCGTCGCCGGCCCAGACGTTCGGGTTCGAGATCTTCCGCGCCGCCCAGTCGGGCACCTCCGAGCCCGGCTCGAACGTGTGCGGAGCACCGTTCTCGTCGTGCACGGTGACGAACACCTTCGTGGCGGTCATCAGATGACCACCGCCTGGAAGGTGAGGTCCGGGTTCGCGAGGACCGGCAGCGCGATCGCTGCGGCCTTCGTCCACACCGCGACCGGGTCGAACGTGTGGTACGTGCCCGCGACGATGCCGGGCTCGTTGCCGGCGAGGTCGTAGTCCTCTTCCAGCGACTCGGCCGTGGTGCCCCAGAGCGTCCCGCCGAGCTGCGTGTCGCCGACGGCGGGCAGCATGAGGAAGTTGTTCTCGGGGATGACACGGGTGGCGACGCCGTTGACGGCGATCTGCGCGTCGTTGAGCACGATGGGCGGCAGACCGTAGGCCTGCAGGATCGTGTTCAGCACCAGCGGACTGATGATCGACGGGGTCACGCCGTTCGCGGCCGCGAGGCCCCGGACCTCCTGCGACCGCAGGATGTTCGACAGCACCGTCTGGGACGTGAGGAAGGCGCCCGGCGTCTTGCCGCCGTTGTTCTTCCGGTACGTGGTGACCCAGGCGATGATGTCCGCGATCGGCGTCGCAGTGGCCGAGTTCGACCAGAGCGCTGCCGGCGCGACGCCGGTGTGCGCAGCCCGACGCCCGAAGTCGACGTTCGCGATGACGCCGTCCTCGTTCAGGGAGACCTGCGCGGCGGACAGCGCTGAACCGCGAGCGAGCTCGAGGCGCGCGGCGACGGCGGTCACCATGTTGACGGTGTCGTCGAACAGGCCACCCCGGATCGACTCGTCGGCCTTCCGCTGACGCAGCCGGTCGTACTCACCGAGTCGGATCTTCCGCGACACGGGCGGCAGGTCGCCGGTCACCCGGACGGTGCCCGGCCGGCGGCCGATCGACGCCTCCGCGTCGTAGCTGCGGAACGTCGCCGCGTCCGCCAGGCCGACCCCTCCGCGGTTGAAGCGGTACTGCAGGTCGTCGACCGGGCTGGACGGCAGGAACGCCGAGAGGGTGAACTGGTTCTGCTCGAGGTCGACGAGCGCCTCACGCGCGAAGCCGGTCAGTTCCGCCGGCTGGATGTAGTCGGTGTTGATCTGCATCGTGGGTCTCCTTAGACGTACTGGATGCGGCCCGCGACGTCAGCCACACCGGCGTCGTCGATGGCGAACGGGAGGCGGGAGCGGTTGATGCGCCCGTGGACGAGGACGGCGCCGATGACGTCGCCTCGCGCCTTCACCGAGGTGAAGAGGTGACCGACGAGCGTCTGGCGGCCGTCGGTGGCGGTGTCGTCGTAGAGGCCGTACTTGCCCGACGCGGTCACCTTGCCCAGCGCCGTACCGGAGGGCAGGTCGCCGTTCGGGTAATGCGTACCCGCGACGAAGCCCTTCGTCAGGTCGACGGTTCCGCTGATAGCAGCGTCCGTGCCGTGGGCCGAGTCCAGCCAGGTCTGGTCGTCCTGGCCGAACGTCTCAACTCGAGGAGTGAGATCCATGGTTGGTGCTCCTTCCAGAGCGCTCAAGCCCGAAGCACGGTTGCTGCGGGGCTAGTTCTTCTTGGGATGCCGCTTCTCCCACTCGGCACGGCCGGCGTCGAGGCCGGAGGGTGCGTTGCCGCCACCGCCGCCCTGTCCGGGTACGCGGCCGGAGCCGCGGGTGAGCGCGAGGATCGCGTCCGCCTGCTTCTCGAGCTCTTCCTTCGTGGTCGCGGTCAGCAGGGGCAGCTGCTCCTTGGCGATGCCCTTGTCGAGCGCGACGTCCTTCCGGGCGAGCTCGGTCTGCGTCTCGGTCAGCTGCGTCTGCGTCTGCGTCGCGGTCGTCTCCGCCGCGGTGACGCGCTGCTCGAACTGCTGCAGCTGCGCGGTAACGTCAGCGGGCTGGCCCGACCCGGCGCCGGACTGCTGCAGACGGTCGAACTGCTCGGCCTTCGACTTCAGCGAGTCGAAGTCCTTGTAGCGCTCGTTCAGCGATGCTTCCTGGCGCTGCAGCCGTGCCGTGATGATCCGGTCGAGCTCCTCCTGGGACTCCGGCGCCTTGTAGCCGGTTCCGCCGCCCGCGCCCGAACCGCCCGTGGGGTCGTTCGGGTCGTCGACGAAGCGGATGCCCATGAGGTCGAGACGGCTCAGCTTGCGCGGGCCGTAGCAGGTGGGAGAGATGGTCGTTGCGATTCCGGACATGGGGTCCGTGCCCTTTCTGTTCCGTGAGCCCGTCGGCGTGACCGCACATGCGCTGCGCGTGGGCGCTTCCACCAGGAGGTGGGAAGTCAGTTGAGGTACCCGTACTGCCCGAGCAGGCGGCGCATCTTCTCGGCGTCACCGCCGGCCATCTGGACGATGGTCTCGGGCATCAGGCGCGGGTTGACGGTCCGTCGGTACCGGTCCCGCGGACCCTTCGTGAACTCCGACTGTCGGCGAGCCTCAGCCCGCCCGTAGGCGCCGCGGATGGTCGTGCCCTCACTGGTGGTGAAGACCTTGATTCGGTCGCCGTTCGCGTCGTAGCCGAGCGGAGCCTTGATGCCCGACCGGCGTTCCGTAAGTCCCCCAGGACCCACAGCGCCGCGTCGAGCGTTGACGATCGCCGTCGGGTCGGCTCCGTTGCGGATGGCCTCGGCGCCGGCATTGGTGAAGACCCGGTTCTGCTCCTGCAGCGACAGTGAATCGAAGTACTCGTCCGCCGACCGGTAGAAGCCCTTCGGGATCGGCGCGTCCCAGGATGGCAGTGGGCAGGCGGTGCAATGGCAGTTGTTGTGCCGCTCGAACGCCTTCGCGGCCGACGCCGTGCCTGCAAGGATCGCGCACCGGGAGCATGCTCCCGGCGAGATGACGCGGATGTACCGCGTGATCTGCTTGCCGACCATCGACACGCGGTCGGACTGCCGTCCCGCGTCGGCGATCGCGGACTGCACGACCGTCGCGAGGAACTGCGCCCCACCCTCGAACGCTCGTGCAGGCGGCATGCCAGCACCGATGAGCGTCTTCGTGTGCGTCACCGCGCCGAACATCGCCGGCCCGACCTCGCGACCGTCGATCATCACGCCCGTGAACGCGTCCGGGTTGACCGACGCGCGTCCCGCAACAGCGCCCTGGGCGGACACGGCGTCGTCGACGAACGCGTCCGACCGGGATGCGGCGACGCGCTGCGCCTCCGACACCTGGTCCACGAGGGCCGGCGCGATGACGTTCCACGAAGCGTCCAAGTAGTCGAGATCCGCGGCCCGCCACGTCGTCGCCGCACGGTTGACGGTGTCGTACGCGAGCGCGATCCGCGACAGCTGGTGCGCTCGAGCTACTTCATACGGAGTCGACACCATTCACTCCTGCCGCTGCTCGTTCAGCGTCAGCAGCAGCGCGAACGGACGCCGCGAGCGTGGCGTCGTTCGCGGTGGCGTCGGCGGCCGCCATGCGGTCACGTTGCCCCTGCGTGTAGCCGAGGTCCTCGCGAGCCTGGTCGACGGTGATGATCGATCGACCGGACGTGTCCTTCGCCTGCACGAGCTTCACGGTGCCGTCGGCTTTCTGCGCGAACGTCGGCGTCGCCGGATCGCCCCACATGGTCTCGATCTGCCGTGCGTTCTCCGTGTCCGGCTTGCCCTGCGTCAGCAGGACGAGCCGCTGCACACGCTCCCACCGGGTGGACAGGACCGACTGCTTCCGCTCGGCACGCTTGACGAGCTGCGACTCCGACGAACGGATCGCGTCCGCCGACGCCGGGTTGTCACCGACGAACGGCAGGTAGTGCGCCGGCAGGCCGAGCATCATGAACGCGAATTGCACGAGCAGCTTCGCGGTGGAGTGGAAGTTGTCGAGGTTCGCCTCGGGGAACTGCCCGAAGCTTGCCTTCTCGTTCGTGACGCCCCAGATGCGGCCGGCGATCATCTCGAAGGTGCTGAGCGCTTCCCCGTTCTCGCCGACGAAGTCGTCCTCTGCGAGCCCCGTCGCCCACCGTCGCGGCATGGCATGGAACTCACCGGACACCATCATGTCGGTGAGAATCTTGTTCAGCGCCTCAGTCGGACTGAGGAGGTCGTGGAACACGCTCCGGCCGAGCCGCTGGTCGGACCGACGTGAGACCTGTCGGCCGAGGATCCGCGGGTCGTTGATGAGCGGCACGAGCCGCGGGAGCTCGAAGGTGTTCTCCTCCGGCTTCCCGTCCGTCGTCCACTCGTTCGACTTCGGCTTCCGCACCCAGGTCACACGCCCGTTGGGGTGGAAGACGTTGATCCAGCGGGAGCCGTCCTCTTCCGTCCACTGCGTCAGCCCGTACCGCACGTTGTGCGTCCGCGGGTCGTCCTCATGGATTGCGTCGAACGCCGACTGGCCGGTGATGAGCGGCACGTCGTCGTCCCCCTCGCCCACGAGGACGTAGGAGCGGCTAATCGCGAGGCTGTCGCGGTGCACCTGCTGGGAGAGCATGTCGCCGTCGTTGTGCTGCCACACCGACCACAGGTCCTCGTCGCCGGAGTCGACGCCCGGGAACCGGAACCCCTCGATGTCGAGGCGGTTCTCGTACACGTCGGTCGTGTACCGCGGCAGGTTGATCAGCAGGTCCACGAGACGCGTGCCGATCTGCTCCCGCACCTCAGGAGCGAGGTACTTCAGCCCCTGCTCACCCTCGAAGTAGTCGTCGTACCGCGTCAGAAACCGACGCTCACGAGCGAGCTTCTTCAGCAGCCGATCACGGATCGCTTCGGGGTTCTCGATAGCCACGAGGACTCCCTTCGTTCACCGCCAGACGCGGACCTTGCTCTTCGTGGGGGGCTTCCACCCGTCAGCGATCGCGTCGGCTCGCGCTTCGTACGCCAGGGAGGCGCCGACGACGGAGTCGATCTTGCGTTCGCTGTTCGGGTTCTCTTTGCCGATCAGCCGATGCGGGCCGCGCTTCTTCACGTACGCATTGCGGAAGTGCTCCATGAACACCGGATCGCCCGAGTGCCACGCCTGCCCGGTCTTCAGGTCGACGTGCAGCCGGTCGAGCGCCGCCGCCATGGGGACGTACCTGCTCGTCGCCCAGGGCACGACGGTCTCGCCGAACTCCTGCTCGATCGCCTCGATGTCGGTCCGCCACTCGTGCGGGTCCGCGTAGAGACGAGCGACCGTGTAGTCCTTGAACGCCTGCCGGATCGCTTCGAGCACCTCCGAGCGAGGCACTTCCCACCACATCCCGGCGGGGCCTGTCGGCTTCGCCCAGATGCCCAGCGGGAACAGGAATCCGTCCGACATGCGGCAGCCGATGAGGACCGTCGAGTCGTCGTTCAGGCTGCCGTCGAAGCCAAGCGCGATCGCTTCGCCGGCCGGCACCTCGACGGAGGGCCGCTCACGCGGGTCTTCCTCGGTGGCTTCCTGCGTCGCGTCCTGCTTCTCGACGATCGCAGCCGGGATCCACGCGTCCTGCGACGACAGCGGCCGGTTCAGGTAGTACCTGGCGGCCGTCTCCTCGTCCGGGCACTTCCGTGGGTCGTTCATGTCCCGCCACTTGCGGTCCATGTCCTGCCACGGCACCGAAGCGCCGTACACGTAGTTCAGCTGCTTGATCGTGTGCTCGTAGTTGGCGATGTCGATCTTGCCCTTGGCTTCGCGGTGATCCACGAGCACCCGAGCCGACAGCTCCTTCTTCCGCCAGGCGGTCAGCGTGTCCTCGAACACGCTCATCTCGCCCGGCCGGTACGCCGTCGACGTCTGCAGCAGCCACGGCTCAGCCTGCTTGCGCTTGGAGAGGTTCCGAGACATCGTCTCGAACATCCGCTTGAGCTCCTTGAGCACGTAGAGGTGCGTCTCGTCCGCGACGGCGAACGTCTCCTTGCCGCCGTCCTTCGACGCAGCACCAGACGTCACCGCAGCGATGTACCCGCCGTCGGGCAGGTAGATCGTCGTCGCGGCGTGCACCTGACGGATGCCGCCCGAGCCCGCGTACACCTCGGGCAGGTTCTGCATGCCCCAGTTGACGATGAACGCCGCGTTCTCGAACGTGTTGCCCGCCTGCGACTCCTCCGTCGCCATGCACTTGATGATCGGCGACGTCACTCGCCGGCCGACCGGCTGCCCGTCCTCATCCCAGTGGTCGAACCGGCACTCGCCGTACGCCTCCCACACGACGATGAAGCCGGCGATCTCCGACTTCGCTCGCCCCTTCGGACGCGACAGGACGCCCTCGTCGTAGACGCGGCGCCCAGTCTCCGGATCGAGCCGGTACATCTCGATGATGAAGTCGGCCATCTCGTCGTCGACCTCGACGGGCGTGCCCTCGATGTCACCGGGACCGTGCACCATGCACTGCTCGATGAAGTCCACCGCCGCATAGCCGAGGGAGCAGACCTGACCCTCGAACAGCGGCGCGAACATCAGCTACCGCCTGCCGCCCTCGCTCGAGCACGGTCAAGGCTCGACACCCGAGCCGTGCCGGAGGGGGCGTAGCTACCCCGTGCCCCGCCGCGCGCCTGCGGCTTCTTGCCCGTGGCGACGTCAGGGATGCGGAGCGCCGCGATCAACTGCTTGAACACGTTCGCCTGCTGACGAGCTTCGGACAGGACGCCGTCGACCGTCAGGTTGATCGTCGCGACGCCGTCGTCATCGACCACATGCGGCATGCGGAAGTGCAGGAGCGGGACGACACCCTTGCCGTTGATCACATCGTTCAGACCGTCGAGGCGATCAGCGATGCGGCACGCTTCCTCGAGCACCAACGTCTGTGCCGGGTCGAACTCGTGCAGCTCGTGGAGGTCAGACCAGAGGGCCTGACCCTTCTCGCCGAGACCATTCGGAGCGGGCACAGCAGCCATCAGGGCCTCCCATCTCGGAACTTTTCAGCTTGTGGACTGCGAGGTTCCTCCCCGGCGGTCCATGTATCAGGCCTTGTACCGGGTACCTCCCCACCCCTTTGACGCCTCAGACCGGGGTCTGAGTGAGCGTGAGGGGTGGTTTCGCGCCCTTCTTCGCGTTGCAAGCGAAGTGTGAGCACTGCACGTTGTCCCTGGTGTGGGTTCCGCCCTGGCTGAGGGGCTGCCTGTGGTCAAGGCTGGCGCTCATCGGGTCGGGCCATGCGAGGGTTCGGTCGACTGGTAGTCCGCAGATGCCGCAGGTCCAACCGTCACGGTCGTAGATGCTGACTTCGTAGATGGTCTCGCTGTGGGTGGAGCCTCGCTTGTTCGCGTGGCGCTTCTTCCAGTTGGCTCGGCGTCGCGGGCCCCATTGGCTCGACGGGCTGTTGCCCTTCCCGTTCGCGCGTTCCCACTGGCGGTAGTGCATGCTGCATCGCTCACGTGCCCGGACGGGGCGTTCGCAGTCTGACTCGGTGCACTGCGACGTGGTGCTGTTGCGATGTGCTCGGTGGTTGCAGGTGTTGGAGCAGAACTTCGCGCGTGCGTTGCGCTCGTTCGGGATGCTGTTGCTACAGCCCGGGGCTTGGCAGGTACGCTCAGTCATGTCGACTCCTTCACACGAGTCGGTAAAGCCCCGGGCTGTTAGCGCAGCGCCGGGGCGTTCTCTCTGTCTGGAGTCAGTGGTGGGATGCGCGGCCGGCGGCGCTGACGTTGCAGCGTGCGTGGCTCGGGCCGAGGTATCCGGTGCGGTCGTCGTTGTGGTCGAGGTGCCACGCCTCACCGACGTGGATGTACGCGTCGCAGCGTGCGCACGTCACGGTGCCTGCTGCTACTCGCGGTGCCCACTCACGTCGGAGCCTGTCGTGTTCCGCTCCGTACCCACGTGACTGCCGTGACCCTCGTGCTTGGTCGTGTGCTCGTGCGTGAACGGGGCAGCGGCCGGAGGTGGGGATGAGTGTCGGACAGCCTGGCTTGGAGCAGACGCGCACGTCAGGCTGTCTGCTTTTCGGCGCCGCACATGCGGCAGTACCACCAGCCGAAGCCGGAGGGGTGCAGTCGCCACAGGTGGAGGCCGAGGAGGCAGCGGAGAGGGCGGCAGGGCCAGGGCAGCAGGTACTCGACTGTGGTGCGCATGCTGCCCTCCTCGTCAGTACCGGTCTTCGAGCGGTTCGTACACGGCGTTGACCGCAGCGACGAGCGCGGCTGGTGCCGGTTCGTGCTGCGGTTCGGGGCGACGGTTGCTCCGCGTCCTGTGGGCGCTGCTGTCGTCAGGCTGCGTTGCGTGCGGCACGGTTCGCCTCGTGGCGTTCACGGCGCCGAGCGCCACGCTTGATGCTGCTGCGGACGCACGCGCGCTGCAGGTACGCGACGTACCGACGTCCGTACCGGCTGAACGCGTCCGACTCTGCAGCGGTAAGGCGTTGACGGTGTCCCATGCCCATGCTGCTGCCCCCTTCGTCAGAGGTGACGCTGTCGTGCCCAGTCGGCGAGGCCAGCACCGACGGAGAGCATCTGGCCGAAGGGGGTGAACACGTACCGTCCGCCGGCGTTGCTGCGCTCGAACTCGACGTTCGTCCACTCGACCGCAGCGACCCAGCCTTGGATGTAGGGCGGGTCGTTGGGGTACTCGTCCTCGGTGTGGATGCGCGCGAGGTCAGCAAACGCGGTGGCGGCGCGGTCTCGCGCCTCGTCATATCGGGCGCGGCGTTCGTCGTCCCACGTCATGTAGCCGCCGGAGATGGGCTCGTCGTTCATGCCGTCTCCGTTCGTGGTGTGCGAGGACGCAGGTGCGTCTCGGCGCAGGGGGCGTACGCCGTCGTGGATCGTCCTTCGCGGCCCGATGGCTTCCGCGTTGACGTCCCCGCAAGTGGTCGGCCGTCCTCGTCCGGGGTCCGCATGCCAGCGCGGCTTCCCTCGGGGGTCTCGGCCTGAGTGGGTTCCTCGTGCTCGCGCCGCGTGCGGTAGGTCGCGGTGCGGCCAGTCCCAGAGCGAGGTGCAGGACAGGCGGCAGATGCGGGGCTCGGTGCGTGTCGGCGGGCACGAGGAAGAGTGGGAAGCGTCTGCCGAGCAGACGCCGTGTCGTTCGACCCGCTGGGCCGTCGACTCGCAGAGGTGGCAGGGTTCGAACCTGCAGCCGGCGGTGTTGGAGACCGCTGCTCTTCCAGTTGAGCTACACCCCATCGTGGCCGTATGCGTCTCCGGCGAACGAGCTCGTGTGCAGTGCGCGTCGTCGTGGTCGGCGCCGGTACCCGATCCGCTCCTCGGGGCACTGGTGTGCTGAAACGACGAAAGGCCCCGCCGAAGCGGGGCCCTTCTCGTAGAAGCACGAAAGGCAAGCAGTTTGTCACCACTTGCCTACGGCTCAACCGTATTGGCGGCCTCAGATTGTGTCAAGCACCCCACATTGGCGTGTCGACCCTGACGCGTACGTCCGGCCTGATTTGCACCTTCGCGGGCTGCGTGCCGATCGAACCGGCGCCGACTGCGTACGACTGGATGACGACGTCCTTCGCGTGCAGATCGCTCCGCAGCTGATCGAGCTCGTCGGCAGCAGCGTTGAGGCGCTTGGCTACGTCTGGGAACCCCGGGGCGAGAACGCGCGCGTCACGTCGTAGCGCGTCGGTGTTCACAGGTTTGCTCATAGCGCGTCCGCCTTCCAGCAGGTGCACCGCGGCGCGTAGGGGTAGGTGGTTCCGAAGTAGGCGCCCCGGTCTGACACGGGGCAGTGATTGTCGTGCGGCGCATTCGCGATCACGCTCCGGACGCGGTCGAGCTCATCAGCCGATGCGATGACAGCGCGTTGCAGAAGCATGACCCCACGAGCAAACGCAGTGTCGCTGTCTGCCTCGAAATTGACGCTCTTCCGTAGCGCGTCCGTGTGCACCGGGTCAGTCATCGGACGCCTCCAGCACCTCTCGGGTTGCCGCTTCCACCTGCTGCGCGACGTAGACAAGGCCTGAGTACGTCAGGCGCAGATCGTCCCTCACGCCGTCGCGTCGCGCCTCAGCACGCCCCTCGTACCACCAATCGAGCAGCCGCTTACGGTCGTCCCAATCGAACATCTGGTCACTCATTACGGTCCTCCTGGGTGCGGTGCGTCGAGCGAGCGACGTCCACGGCTCGCCTGGGTACTGCCGCGCTTCAGACTCCGGGGTTCGGTCTCGGCGGTGAGTATGGTGCGCAAGTCGCGCGCTGCGCAGATGTACCCGTCGTTGAACGCTTTCGTCATGCCGCCGTCGACAACGAACGCGGAATCGGCCCAGTCCTGCACCGCTTCGAGTTGGTCGGCGGCGGCACGGAGCATGACGGCGGTCTCGCGGTGAGCTTCGGCATCCTTGAGGAGCACTCCGTACTGGGCGGCGGTGTCGTGGTCAGCTGCGCGCCGGCGCATCTGCTCCGGGTCGGGGGCGGTCATCGTTCGGCTCCTTTCGTGGGACTTCGGTGAAACTGGCGATGATGAATCCGGTGGCGGCAAGGATGGCGACGAAGATCATCGCTGCCCACCGTGGGTCACCCGTCCAGATGCAGAGCGTCGCCAAGGTGACAGCAGTGACGGCGCCGATGAGGAGTCCGATGCGGGACAGGGTGCCCGTCACGAGAACACACCGTCTTCGCCACGTCCGGCGATGATCTCCTCAGCCCGGTCCGCGATGCGGCGCAGTGCCGCGTTGGACAGGGACGTGAACTGGTCGGTGATGATGTGCTCACGACGGAGCGATCGGGGCGGGGGCTGCTCTTCCATGTTCATGCTTCCTCCTCGGGGTCTAGCCAGATGTCGACCCAGTGGCCGTGTTCGTCGGTGCTGGCGAGTTCGGCGCCAGCGATGCGGGGCGCGTCGGGGTGCTCTTCGAGGTACGCCTTCATCGCGATGTCCTGCGGTTCGGGACCTTCCGTTTTCGGGTCGAGGCGGTAGGTCACGCGATCCCACGGGCTGTCAGCGGACATCGGCCTCCTCCTCGTAGGCGATGTCGTGGGCGGGCCAGTACGGGTACCGCCATGGGGACGGCCCAGCAGCCGGGGTGACTGCTGGGCCGTTGTTCGTTGCCTCGTCGAGCATGGCGCGACGGAGAGTGTCGGCGTCGGTCATCCGCCTTCGCCCTTCCCGCCGGGTACGTGCAGCCAGGGCTTCAGCGCGAACTTCGGCCAGTCCGGCGTGAACCACGGGCGACGGTGGGCAGCTGGGTACTCGACCGTCCATGCTCGGCACTCGTGGTTGCAGCCGCCCGGGTCTTCGACGGCGCAGACGGCGAGCGTGTAGTGCTCGTGGTCGGGGCCCTCCGCGATCGTGCCGAGCATGTTGTGCCGGCACGTCGTGTGTGGGCAGGGGCCTTGCACCGGGTGGGGGTGATGCCCGTTGTACCAGCGCACCTCGCCCGGGTGGCTGAGGTGCGGCTCACCCACGGTCGCCCTCCTCCGGTGTCGCGGGCGGCGGGGTGACGTCGCGGATCGTGGACGGGTCGATGTGGTCGTCCGAGGCGCGAACTCCCGACGCAGATACCGCGCCGAGCGCGGTACGGAACCACAACTCATCGTCGGTCTCACCCCAGATTCGCCCCGTGAACGTCGTGCCCGGTGCCATGTCGGCGATGCTCACCGGCTCGGCGGGCGATCGGCCGACCTGCTTGGACTCGAGCAGCGACCGCATGTCGCGGAACAGTCGCCAGCGGTCCTCCGGCTCGCACTCGCCGTCGCCGTTGTCGTAGTGGTCCATCACGGCGATGACTGCCCGAAGGGGCACCATCGGCTCGGCGGGGAGGCCGCCCGCAAACTCGACGCCGCAACCCGCGCCGCATTGATGTAGCCCCTCGTGCCCGCCGTCGAGGAGGCAGATGCACGCATCGTCTTCGTCCTGGTACTCCTCGTGCGGCCATGCCTTCCGCCCGCACGGCTCGGCGGTCGGGGTCGGCTGCGGGAACAGGGCGAGCACGGCGTCGGCCATCTGTAGGTAGATTGCCTGCCCGCCCGGGCCGAGGTCAGTGAACCGAGCGACAGGTCGCACGACCGCGTAGGCCTCCGCCGCGATCTGCTCGCGCGTCGGCGGCTGCACGGTCGCGTAGTGCGCTTCGATCCGCTTGACGAGCGTGGGCAGGTCGTCGAAGTCGAGGTGCGTGCCGCGAGCTTCGTCCGTGTACCAGGTGGTGAGGACCGTCTCGAGGGACGGCTCACTGCTGTCACTTCCGTCAGTGACATGAGTGCCCGCACTGATGGGACTGACGACGCGGTCGGCGCGGGCGTCCAGCCACGACGCCCACTCCTCGCAGTCCGGAGCGACTGGGTCGTGCATCGCACGTGCGTCGGCTGCTGCCTGTCGGAGCGCCCGCGCTGCCTCGGCGCGCTCGTTGTGGTCGATCATGCGGTCCTCCCGTACTTGGCGAGCAGTTGCGCCTTGACGCGTTCGGAGACGCGCATCTGCTTCGCTGCTGCGTTGTCGCCGATCGTCTGTCGGCTGGCGTTGTAGGCGCGGACGTACGCCTGGTACTCGTCCGCGGTGAACTGGCGGCCGCACTGGGTGCACGCTGCCGTCTCCGCAGCGTCTGCCGTCTCGGGCGGGTACACGGCGACGCGGCCGCCGTCGGTCGGGCAGGGCAGCGGCGACCAGTACGACTGCCGCTTCGTGGGCCACCGGGACTTTATGGTCCACACGTTGCGGAGCTCGTCGGACATGTACTCGACGTCCCCGGTCTGGTCCTGCCAGCAGATGTCCTCGAGGTGCGCGATCAGCCAGGTCGCCATGACGGACACGGCTTGGCGGGCGTCGCCGGGGGTGGTGTTCGCAGGCAGGCCGACGACGCGTCCTTCCGCGTTCGTCCACGCGTTCTTCGCGGCGCCGGGTGCCTGCCGGCGGAGGCGTCCGGCCCATAGGCGGACGAACATGACGAGGCTGCCGTAGAGGGTGTTCGCGTCGTTGAACGCGGTCGTGTTGAACGGCAGCGGGGCGTCCTTCGTGCCGGACACTTCGTCGTCGCCGCGGGTGGCGACGGTGATCATCGACACGACGTGTTCGGTGAGGTCGGCGCTGGTCTCGAGCGCTCTCTTCATCGCTTCGTAGTACGGCTCGGAGAAGTGGCCGCGGGTGGCGAACTCGTCCGGGTTGTCGTGCGCGATGCGGGCGGTGGTGGGTGTGGTCATGTGCTCGCTCCTGGGGCAGAACGCGAGAGCGCCGGCCCCGTGGTGGTGGGGTCGGCGCTCTCGCGGATGGGTGGTGCTGGTCAGTCGCCCTTGACGTTGACGATCTGACGGAGGGTGTGGACGACCTCGACGAGGTCGGAGGCGTCGTGCATGACGACGTCGATGGGCTTGTACGCGCCGGGGATCTCGTCGAGGAACGCGTCCGTGTCGCGGTACTCGATGCCGACCATCGCCTCGCGCAGCTGCTCGTGCGTGAACGTCCGACGGGCTGCCGAACGGCTGTATTGCCGGCCGGCGCCGTGCGGGGAACTGTTCAACGCGAGCGCGTTGCCGCGGCCCCGGACGACGTAGGACTTGTCGCCCATCGACCCCGGGATTAGGCCGAGCGTGCCCTCCGACGCGTCGATCGCGCCCTTCCGGGACAGCCACACGTCCTTGCCCCAGTGGCGCTCCTCAGCGGTGTAGTTGTGGTGGCAGTTCACCTTTTCGGACACCTCGACGGCGACGCCGGTCAAGAGTTCGACCTGGGCGACGACGCGGTGCATCATCTCCTCGCGGTTGAGGAGCGCGAAATGCTGCGCCCACCGGAGCTCGGCGATGTACCGGTCGAACTCGGCGGTGCCTTCGACGAGGTACGCGAGGTCGGGGTCCTCGAGTCGGATGTAGTTCCGTGCGGCGTAGCCCTGGGCGACCTTGATGTGGTGCTGCGCGATCTTGTTGCCGACGCCGCGGCTGCCCGAGTGCAGGAACAGCCAGACCCGGTCTTCCTCGTCGACGCTGACCTCGATGAAGTGGTTCCCGGAGCCGAGCGTGCCCAGCTGCAGTCGCCAGTTCGGCGCGTAGGTGGCCGGATCGAAGCCGGCGGCGGCTGCCAGGTCCTCGAGCTCGGCGATACGGGGAGTGGCCGAGTCCGCGATCTTCTGGTTGTACTTGCCTGCGGAGAGCGGGACACGCGCTTCGATGCTCTGGCGCAGGTAGCTGAGGTCGCCGCCGAGCATTTCCCGGAACTCACCTTCGCTGTGCTGCGTGCGGAGCGCGATCATGCCGCAGCCGATGTCGACTCCGACTGCAGCGGGGATGATCGCGCCGACGGTCGGGATGACGGACCCGACGGTCGCGCCCTTCCCGAGGTGCGCGTCCGGCATGAGGGCGACGTGTGGGTGGATGAACGGCATGCGAGACAAGCGCTCGGCCTGCTCACGGGTGTTCGGTTCGAGGATGCTGGCCCAGTTCATGAGCCGCTTGGTGATCTGTTCCATGGGTCTCGTTCTCCTAGAAGGGGGTCTCGTCGTTGTACTCGTTGCCCGGCGTGCTCCACACGTCGTTCTGCTGCGTGCCCGGCTGTGCGGTGTTCCACGCCGGGTCGGTCTGATTACCCGCCGGAGCGCCAGTCGTACCGCCACGGCCGCCCTGGCCCTGCGCCCGGGTGACCTGCGCGGTCGCGAAGCGGAGCGAAGGGCCGATCTCGTCGACCTCGAGCTCGATGCTCGTGCGGGTCACGCCCTCACGGTCCTGGTAGCTGCGCTGCCGTAGGCGGCCCTGCGCGATGACGCGGGAACCCTTCGTGAGACTGCCCGCGACGTGCTCAGCGAAGTCACGCCAGACCGACGCGCGGAGGAACAGGGCGTCCCCGTCCTTCCACTCGTTCGTCTGCCGGTCGAACACCTTCGGAGTGGCAGCGATGGTGAAGTTCGCCACCGCCAGCCCGTTCTGCGTGTACCGCAGTTCCGGATCCGCGGTCAGGTTGCCGACCACGGTGATCACGGTCTCGCCGGACATCAGCGCCGACCTCCCGTGCCCGCGATCACGGCCATCGCGATCACGAACACGACGATCGCAAGTCCCGTCGAGATCCAGAGCGGTGAGAGGACCCACCACCAGGACCACGCGATGGCGCCGGTGAGCTTCAGGACGATGAAGACGATGGTGAGCAGCCCGACGAAGCCGACGCCGCTGCTCTTGGACTGGGTGGTGGCGCTCATGCTGCTGCCCCGAGGTGCTTGTCGAGTTCGAACGGGTTGAAGCCGGACCAGTGCTGCTCGTCGCCGGGCGTGCCGTTGGACACGACGACGACGGGTGCCTGCTGGTGGCCGAGGGCCTTCGCGGCGGCGAGGTTCGCCTCGGTGGTGATGTCGTCCACCTCGAAGGGGATGTCCCGGTTGTTGAGCCATCGCTTGGTGGCGTCGCACGCCTGGCAGTTCGGCTTCGTGTAGACCCGGACGGTGCGGGTCGGGGTGGGGCTGGTCATGCGTTCTCCTGGTTCGTTGAGGGGGTGCAGCGGGCTGCTGCGGGCGATTAGGTGGGCGAGGGTGCGGCGGGTCATGCGTTGATGCGTGCGCACTCGTCGCAGTCGCACTCGTCGTCCGAGTCGGAGTGGATCCAGTCGACTGCTGCGACGGAGAGCGACCCGGAGCCGTACGGGTCGAGGGTGATCTGCACGAAGTGCTCTCCGGTGCAGAGCACGGTGTCCATGTCGCGACCGCGTCCGGGGCGGGTCTCGTCCCGGTAAGTGGTGAGCCACCAGGGATGTGATTCGGACCAGTCGGGCATCGACTCGACACCGTGCTCGTCGCGCGCTCGGGTGACCATTTGGGCGAGAGCCAGCCGCTGTTTCGCGGTCGGCTCCGGCTTGCTCACGACGTCATCCGCTCGTCGGCGGCGATGATCGCGGCGGCGATGCGCTCGGCGTAGGTGAAGCCCGGGTATGACTTGAATCCCTGAGCAAGTCCCCCGGCCGTTGCGGCCAACAAGCCATCGATCGCGTCGAGGAGGTCGGGGTTGCCCGCGGTGCCGACGACCAGGCGGGCGTCCTCGCTGGTGACGTCCGACGCGACATAGAACTCGGCGCGTTCCATGTCGCCGTCGATGGTTCCGAGGTTCTTGCTGCTCGGGACCATGTAGGCAAAGTGCCACCGCCCCTCGCGGGCTTCCTTGCGCCACTTCCCGAGCACGTCGCGGGCCTGCTGGATGATGCTGCTGTCGGTCATGCTGCGTCTCCTGTCCGCGCGTTGCCGCGCTGTCTGTTCCTGACCTGGTTCGCACGCCACCGCCGTGACGCGGCGACAAGCTCCATGCGTCGTTCCAGCGCCATCTCGTCAGCGACCGGGGACGGGATTGCGGCCGCCGCCCGCAGACGAGTGGCGTGTGCTGCGTGCTGCTCCCGCATCCGCCGGTCGTCAGGGCTGCCCGGTAGTTCCCGGAGCAGCTGCTGCTTGTCGATGCCGGCGATGAACGCCCACCACGTGTCGTCGGTCATGACGCGCTCCTCAGGTCACGTTCGGACATCCACTGCAGGTCCTCGGCGACGTACATGCCCTGCACGTCGCCCTGGTTCCGAGCAGCGGCGACCACGTACGCGTCGACGTCCTTCACCTCACCGGTCGCCCGGTTCGTGATCGCCTCGATGAGGACCACCGAAGCAGCCGGCGACAACGGGCCGACGGGCTTCACTGCTCGTGCGAGGAGACCGTGCAACCGAGGCAGGTCACGCACACCAGCAGCGGTCGCTCGTTCTCTGACTGATGCCTCGAACTCGTTGTCCGTCCTCAACGCGACAACGTCACCTACTGGACGGACTTCTGGTTCGTGAGTCATGTCCAGTCCAGGGGTCGGGACGGGATCGGGACGGGACGGGACGGGGTGTTCGGACACCGGATCACGTCCGGCCGGTGTCCCACTGGGACTCCGCTTGGACTGCCGTTGGGATGCCTTCCGGACTCGCTCCGCCTCCCGATCAGCCATCACCTTCTCCCTGCTCGGGTTGTAGGCGAGGAAGTCGTGGATCGAGACGCCGCCCTTCGGGGCCGGCCTGCACTGATCCCGGGGGCTGTCACATCGGTCACCGTGGTGATGCCACAGCCCCACACGGACGAGCTCTGCGACGTCGACGTCGCGGGCGTCGAGCTCGTCGAGTTCGTGCTCCTCGATCACCCCATCGGTGAGTGCCCGTACCGCGTAGTTCGCGGCAAGCACCCACAGGCCGACGCACTGCTGCCGGCGCTTTCGTGGGATGCGGATGACCTTCTGGGAGACGCCGAACTGGTCGTCGATCTTCTGCCACACCATCAGGTCCCTCTCCCTTCTGCAGCGCGGAGTTCAATCCGCGGTCGTTGGTCGTCGGGGTCCTGCTCGAGGAGTCCCTTGTGGCGGCCGCACTGGCACTCGCCGATGACTCGGCGGTGGCACTCGGCGGAGGTGCACTTCCCGGTAACTCCGGACACAGCACCGCACGTGAGTTCCACGTCGGAGAGACGCACGAACACGACGTCGGCGCCGTCCCTGGTGACCGTCACGGACAGGGGCGGTTCGAACTCCGGCGGCACGAACAGCGACAGCCGCTCGAGCGTCCCGCGGGCGGAGAACGTGTACCCGACATCCATCAGTCGTGCAGCAGGCGCCGTTGCTCGCGCACCCGCTCCATCACCGACTCCGGCGGTGCCCAGTACCCGAGCGCACCAGTCGCCGGCACCGGCTCCCGGTACTGCACCGGGTCGGACAGCACCCAGTGGTGCAGGGGCCCGTCCTTGAAGTCGACCTCCGCACTGCCTGGACGGAACCCGCCCAGATCACGGCAGTCCAGACGGGTGCACCCGGCGGCGCTGTGCGACCCGAGGATCGTCACCTCACCGACGATCGCGCCCATCGGGTCCGTCACCGTCGAGGCGATCTCCTTGAAGTGGTCGTGCACGGCGGCGCCGGCGTGGATGAGGATCTTCCCCCGGTAGTACGTCGGCCGGGTCCGGTTCTCGACGAGCTTCCGGCCGGTCACGATCTGCCCCGCGTACGGAGGCCTCACGGTCAGTGCTTTCACGGCAGGACTCCTTCCATGCGCTTGCGCGCTTCGTCTTCGCTGATCTCGTGCACGCCGCCGACGTCGTCGAGCAGCGCCCAGCCCTTCCGGACGGTGTTGAGCGGCGTGCGGAAGTAGCGGCGGGTCGGCCACTCGCGCGGATCCGCCCAGCCGGGGACTGCCCATCCGTCGATCAGGGCGTCGCGGACCTCCGTTGTCTTCCAGCGGTGGCACGTCTCGCCGAGAACGCAGAGGTTCGAGGCGACGGTCAGGCCGCCCTGGGATCGGTTCTTGCGGTGGTCACGCTGTGGCGCACCGCACCAGCCGAGGCAGCGCTGGCAGAGCAGGTCGTCCCGGTCGTTGACGATGGCGTAGGCGCGCTTCTCGTCCGCAGCGGACGGCCGCGGCTCCTTCGGGCCGATCACTTCCGGCCTCGGTCCGACACGATGTCGAGGACATGCTTCGCTAGCGACTGGGCCCGTGATGTGTCCTGCACGCTGTTCGTGAACAGCTTCCCGTCGGGGCTGAGCAGCGGCTCCGCCTGGTTCCGCTTCACCTGCAGCGTCTCCATGATCGCCGGGTCGGATCCCTCTGTGCTGTTGAGGAAGTACGCGACCGGCGGCTCGTCAGACATGCCGTCGCGGCGGAGACGTCCGATCGCCTGTTCGTGCACCTGCGGCGACCAGTCGAGCTCTCCGAACACGGCAGTGCGGGAGGCCTTCTGCAGGCCGTCGACGCCGGCGCCGGAGCGGAGCGACATGATCAGGACGCGTGCGTCGCCGTTCACGAACGCGTCCTGCGCCTCGTCCTTCTGCTTCGGCGACTCGGTGCCGGTGTACATGGCGGGCTTGTAGCCGCTGAGCATGTCGTTCCAGATGTCGTAGACGGCCCGGTGCCAGCCGAAGAGGATGACCTTCTCCTCCGCTTCGAGCAGCAGCCGGACGAACTCGGCGACGTAGGGCGCCTTCGCGATCCCAGTCGCCTCACGCATCTTCCAGTCAAGCTCGCCGGCAGCGCGGAACTTGTCCTGCCTTGATGCGGTGTCGTCGAGGATGAGCCGGGCCATGGCCGCGGCGTCTCCTGCGACCGCTTCAAGTGCGGCGGAGTTCGCGTCGATGAACTGGGGAACCTTGATCGTCTGTGGCAGCTCCCGTCCGACCTCCTTGCGGGTGCGGCCGAGGAGCAACCCCTGCTCGCGGAGGTAGGAGCCGAGCGCGGCGGGGTCGCTGACGGACACGTGGTTGCCGTGCTGCGCACCCCACTCGCGGAGGAACTCATCGCGGGTGCCGAGGACTCCGGACGACAGGATGTCCATCAGGTTCCAGATCTCGCCGCCGTAGTTGTAGACCGGCGTCGCGGTGAGGCCGATCGCGTACTTCGCTTCGCGGGTGATCTGCGCGGCGGCGGTGCCCTTCATCGTCGACGTGCCGGCGCGGAGGTCCTGGAACTCGTCGAAGATCACTGTCTGCGGCCACCCCTGCAGGTGATGCGCCCAACCGGCGATGCGCGAGTACGGGACGATGAGGACATCGGGTCGGTCGCCTGCGATGAACGCCTCGCTCGGCTTCGTGTTCTTCGCCACCTCGAACGTCAGCATCGGGAACGCGTCCTGCAGCTCCGCCACCCAACGTGACGGCAAGTGCGTCGGCGGCACCACGACGGCAGGGAGAGCGTCGTCGTGCGCGAGGGCGAGCAGCCCGGTGAACGTCTTGCCGAGGCCCACCTCATCGGTGAGCAGCAGACGCCCCGACGCGCGGAGCAGGTCGATCGCGGTGAGCTGGTACTCGCGCGGCTCCTTCGCCGGCTGAACCGTGAGCGGAGCGTGCCGTTTGCCCGATGTCAGCGCCTCGACGATCTGCCGCTCACGGTCCGCGTGCCTGTCGGTCGCCGCGGTGAGCATGTGGGCGCTGCGGTCGTCCGCGGCATCGAGCGGCCAGCGGTCCATCATCCATGTGATGTCGCGGGCGGTCTCGTCGGTGGCGAGCATCAGCACACGGCCGGCGGTGGTGGAACGAGATCGGGCGAAGACGCGCTTCGCTCTCACTGCGACGGCCGGCTCGAGCTTCAGCGACCATGCGGGCTTGCCGTTCGTCCACTGGTGCCCAGTTGGGACGTATTCGTAGGTGCCGTAGGTGCGGGTCACAGGGCTGCTCCAATCAGGGAGACGAGATGGACCGGCTTCCCTTCGAGCTCCGTCGGGATCCGGTGGTGTTTGCTTCGGGAGGTGACGAGGATGAGCTCGTCGATCTCGGGGCACTTCGCGTACCGCTGCAGCTGGCGGACGACCGCGGCCCAGGAGCCGTCGATCTTCACCTCGACGCCGATGCCGGGGTTGGCGAAGAGATCGATGCGGGACCGGCCGTCCGATAGCCGGCGCTCACGCTCGGCCGGAATACCGGCGGCCATGAGCGCCGTCCGTATCGACTCCTGCAGGTCGTCCTCGGAAACGAACTGCAGCTGCGTCCGGTCGAGGACAGCGACGACGTCCGCGGCGTTCACCGTTCGTCCTCGAGGTGGCTCCATGTGGCAAGCAGATACCGCTTGGACACCTGCATGACGGTCTGGCCGATGCGCACGTCAACGAGCTCCTGCCCGTTCTCGGTGGACACGGCGACGACCTCGAGGAACGCGGACGGGTTCGCCTTGCTGACCATCCAGTCGCCGGGCTCGACGCTGCTCATGCCGCCACGGCGCGGGGATCGGCCCAGATGAGCAGGGCGCAGCCGAACGGCGGGCGGTCGCCCTTCGGGCTGATGGTGACGTTCGGGCGGTCGAAGCGCATCCGGCCAGGTAGGAACTCCACTGACAGCGGGGAGCCGTTGCGGTCGCGGTGCGGCTCTACGAGCTCCTGCCACCACTTCTGCTCGGGACGGTTGGCGGGCAGCAGCATCACGACGCCGCGACTGGTCGGCCACTCTGCCCAGGCCTTACTGACCCAGGCGTACAGGTTCGAGTAGGGCGGGTTGCACCACACTCGCTCGCCGGCCCACGACTGTCCGAGGCCGTCGTCCTCTCGGGTGAAGTAGCGCTCGCACTTCGCGTTGTGCGGCGCCGCGGCGACATCGAGAGTGAAGCCGCCGAAGCGCTCGTTCCACGGATCGAAGTACTCCCGATGGGTGCCGCGGTCGTCGACCTCGTCAAGCGCTCCGCGAAGGCCGGTCTGCTGCGGGTGGTTCTGCGCTCTGAAGCCAGCGAGCATCAGCCTCTCCTCTCGGTTCGAGTGGGCCGGCCGCGCCCGTAGGTGGGCAGCAGGCCGAGCCGCTTTCGGGTGCGGTGGATCATCGACTGCGATCGGCCGAGTTCCTGTGCGATGTGGGTGTCGCGGACGCCGGCTGCCCAGCGTTCGCGGACGATGGCGTCCTCCTCGGGGCGCATGGGCAGGTGCTTCACCGGTCGATGCCCTCGGTGATGAGCAGCTGCAGGCCGGCGGGCTGTTCGGGCCGGTACTCGATCTCCGGCATCCGCTTGTCCATCAGGGCCGGGGTGTCGTCCGGGACGAGTCCGGCGTCGACGAGCCCGTCGCAGGCGGCCTTCAACGTGGGTGTGATGTTGTCGGCATCTCGGCGGTGGCGTGTGTTCACGACCCAGACGAGCCGCACCGTGCACGTGCCGAGCGCGGGGATCCGCTGCTGCTTGGCGAGCAACGAAGAGGCGGCCCTGACCTTCTTGGTCATGGCCGCCTTCGGTGCCCAGTGGGACCAGCGCTGGTTCTCGGTCAGCGGTGGCCGTTCGAACGGCAGGTCAAGAGTCCACGGCATCGGGTCCTCGTCTCGCTTCCTGGTACGCGCCGCGGATGACGGCGAGGACCTGATCGGTGGCATGCGCTGCTCGAGCGGCTGAGCCGAGTGCGGTGATCGCGTCGACGTCGCCCTGCGTGTCGGCGAGCTCGGCGAGCCAGTCGCGTCCGGACTCGTCGACGAGGTCCGCTTCTTCCGTCACGGGGGTGGCGTAGGCGGAGCGCCCCGTCTCGACGTCGGCAAGGCCGAGGGCCCGCCAGAACGCGTCCATCGTGAAGCCGGGCCACTCGCGGGGCTCCTCGAGCTGCAGACGCACGGACCGGACCTTCGACAGCGTGTACGTGCCGCGGATCGGCATGTGCACGACGGCGTCGACGTCGTACGGGAGGCCCTTCTCGGCCTTCACCTTCCACACCTTGTCGCCGGTGGGGACTGTCTTCCCGGTGCGGGGGTCCTTCCCCATGGCGGCGACTTCCTCGTACCGGGCGGTGATGATCGCCGGGCCGTCGTGGAGGCGGAGGGCGTCGATGATGTCCCGCCAGTGCGCCTTGTGCTTGTTCCAGATGTCGACGCCGATCGTGGCGTCGCCGTCACCGCGGCGGCCGTTGCGAGCAGCACGCTGATTCGCGTCGAGCTGCGCGTTCTCGCTGATCGTGTCCCACACCTTCGTGCCGGAGTCGACGACGAGCAGCGTCGGCTTGTCACCCTTCGGCTCGGCGGCGATGTCGCGGACGATCTGCCGCAGCTGCCGGACGGTGCCGTCGTACTCGACGATGTCGAAGTCGGCGCCGGGGATGAGGCCGTACTCGTCGGGATCCTGCTCGCCGTGGCCGATCCAGTAGGTGCGGCCGATGAGGTCTGACGCTGACGCCTCCGCGGCGAGGAACGACTTCCCCGCGCCTTCCCCGCCGGCAGCGAGGAGCAGTGGCCACGACGGCCTGCCAGTGGGCTTTCGAGTAGCGATCGTCATGCGGTCGCTCCTTCCATGAATGGTGCCCACATGCGGCGCGTGTACTCGGCAGCCGGTTCGAGGAACGCCCGGACGGCGGCCTCGTCGGCCTCGGTCACGTACACGGTGTGGTCGAGGAGGATGCCCTTGCGCGGGAGCAGGTAGAACAGGCGGACGTAGTCGCGGTGGTCTTCGTCGGGGAACGTCTCGACGTCCTCGGCGCTGGGCTTGATCCAGTCGAAGCGGTAGAGCCAGTTGAGGCCGTCGATGGGTTGGCCCCAGCCGTCCGCGAACTCACCCCAGCTCTCCCACGTGTTCGAGTAACCGCTCTGCTGGGCGCCGGTGGCGAACCAGTTGGACTCTGGTCCGTAGTAGTCGTGCTCGGGATCCCACAGGTGCTGGGTCATGCGATGGCTCCTTCCTGGAACATCAACCACGTCGGGGGCTGGAGCGGATCGGGCCGCAGTGCATACCCGGGCCACTCGTCTGCGGCGGAACAGGCGGCGTAGATCTCGAGCGCCTGCCTGACCTTCATGCGGCCGATCTCCGCGAACTCACGGGCGAGCGGGTACACGCCGACGAGGTGGGGTGCGTCCGCTTCGACGACGACGAACTGCATGCGTGCGGTGAAGTCGCCGGTGGCGAGAGCCCAAGCTGCGAGGTACCACTCCTGCTGGATGTGGTAGCCGTGGTTGGCGACGGTGCGGGCGAACTCCTCCGGGGAGGCGACCTTTCCGCTGGTCTTCAGGTCGACGGCGATGGGGTCGTCGGCGGTGAAGTCGGGGAGGAAGTCGAACCTCGCTCTGGTGTCCACTCCGGTGTCGGGGTCGGTGGCGAACACGGACACTTCCGAGTTGCCGGGCTGCTCGAACAGGGCCCGGGCGACGGGGTGCGCGAGGACCGCTTCGGCCATCGCGTTCACCTGGTCGGCGACGGACGCCTTCACTGGGGTGTGGCCGGCCTCACGCTGCTCAGCGATCCACGCCTTCGCGGCCGCCGTCGAGGCGGCACCGTTCGATGCGAGGAGGTCGTCGGGGATCGCGACCGTATCAGCGCCGACCCCGAGGACCTTCGAGTGCACGGCAGTCCCGAGGTCGAACTCCCGCTTCGGGGGTTCCGGGTGGTCGCGGTCGTACCGGTACCTAGCGGGCGACTCGAGCAGCTTCCGTGCCTGAGTCGACGACAGTGCCGGGTGGCGGTGGTACTCCTGCTCGTCCAGGTCGAGCTCGATGCGGCCGGTCATGCGCCGACCGCCGCGACGATCATCATCGCGGGAGGGTTCTGCCCCTTGGCTAGGGCGGCTTCGACAAGGAGGCGCGATGCGAAGCGCTCCGCCATGTCGGGCGTCAAGTCGAGGTAGCTGCCCTCGGGGAGCGTGACGTGCACGTTCCCGTCGACGACGGTGACCTTCGCTGTCCCAGCGTGCTCGGTCGCGCTCATGCTGCGGCCTCCGTAACGTTCGCGGCTTTGCGCATGCATGTGGCGCACTCGAGCCGTCCGGCGACTTCGTAGGCCTGGTATTTGCCGTACCGGTTCTCGTGCTTGCCGCAGAGTGATCGGCGCGAGCCATCGTTGAACAGGTGAGCCTTGTCGTTGCGTCGTGCTCCGTAGCCGTCGTTGACGAGCCAGGTGTGGTCGGTGAGTTGAGGCCGGGCGGGGACGCCCCATGTCGGCGTGTGCGGGCACTTCTTCGTCAGCTCGGGGAGCGCGTCGCGGGGGTGAAGTTCCATGCGCGCGCCGAGCTTCTGGTCGCGCTTCGCCAACGCTGGGTCGGTCCCGTCGTTGAAGTGCTTCCACGCCTGGTCGGCGGTGAAGTCGGTACCGACGACCATCCAGCCCGCCACGCAGCCACACGGTGCGTAGTAGACCCAGTCGAGGTCCGCGGACGGGTAGAGCTTGCCCTCCACCTCGAGGTGCACGGCGCTCATGCGACGGCCTCCATTCGGGTGAAGGGGGCGTGCTTCGCGGCTTCCTCGTCGGTGAACCACCGGTCAGTACCGTGGGCGCTGTAGATGTCGAGCCACGGCTTCGTGGTCTCCGCCGCGGACCTGAACCAGGGCGTGCCGTTCGCTGCCTGGTAGACGCCCTGGACGGTCGGGATCGCGGCGCTTGTGACGGTCGGCTTCCGCAGCTGGAGTCTCGCTTCTGAAGCGGCGATGCGGCCTGCCTCCGCCTGGTCGAACGCACCGGGGGTGATCTCGATGCGCACCGGTTCCGCCGCGGCGAACTGCAGCCGCATCATCGCGATGAGCGCCTGCGTCCCCGCGGTCTGGTGGTTGCCGGCCTGGAAGTTGTGCTCGGCGGCGTCTCGCATCTCGGCGGCGAGCTCATACGAGTTGAGGGTCATCGCCCTTCCTTTCGTTCGTGTGCGGCGATGCCGACGACGGCACCCCAGATGGTGAGGACGACGGCGACGAGCGTCCACCCGTTGACGGTTGCGGGTGCGCAGAGTTGGCCGAGTCCGATGGTGAGCGCCAAGCCGAGGAGGACCAGCGCGCCCTTCACGACCACACCTGCTTCCGGCCCTCAGCGACACGCGACCAGAGCTGGCCGCGAACGCTGGCGTTGGCGTAAGCACAGCAGTCCCCGTCGAACCGGTGTGGCGGGAACCAGGTCCGGACGCAGCGGGTGCCGTACAGCACGATCGGGGCGGTCACAGCGTCGCTCCCGTGAACAGCAGCACCACGATCGTCAGCACGCCCACACCGGTCAGCGCGGTCACGGCGGCGATCGACACGTCCTCGAACGAGCGCTTCACGACGCGTCCTCCCGGGCGCCTGAGGTCTGCTCCAGGCGGCGGACCTTGATCTCGAGAGCTTCGACGCGCTCGCGGCAACGTGCGATGTGGCCCGGACGACCGGCCGCCTCAGCGAGCGCGAGCCGCTCACGCCGGTGCGTCAGCTTGGTCCGCAGCACGCCGATCGAGAGCGACTCGAGCTGCTCGTACTGCCCCACAGGTGATGCGGTCACGACGTCACCGCCAGGCCGAGCATGTTCAGCACGTCGTCGCAGTCGTCACCGAGACGGCGCCGGACACCAGCGGCGACGGTGCTGCGTGCGTCCTCGATCGACGCGGTCCGTCTCGGGTCTTCGGTGCGGAGGTCCTGGGGTGCGTAGGAGGTGATCATGCGTTCGTTCCTTCGACTGCGTGGAGCGCGGGGGCGTCGAGCCGTCCGAGTCGGACGCGGAGACGCTCGAGGCCGCGGATGGTGACGCGCACCTGAGGCGGGTCGATGACGACCAGGCCGGTGCGCGGGTGGTGGTGGGACTGCGGCCGCTCGGCGAGGTAGCCGGAGTCGACTGCGACCTGGCGGGCCTTCCACTTGCCGGGCCCGTACTTGTCCGCCGGACCGCGGAAGATCCAGCCCAGAGACTCGAGCTGGTCGAAGAGGCGCTGACGTCCGGTCTCGATGCCGGCGCGAGCGAGGATCTTCGCCGCGTCGGCGACCTCGTAGTCACCGCTGGCGTCCGCGAGCTCGTCCCACGCTGCAGCCCGCGGCGTGAGCACAGCGATCTGCTCGTCCTTCTGCTCGAGCATCCGAGCGGACGCCTGCAACGCCCGAGCGACGAGCGACGCGTCGTCCTCCGGCGCCGGGGCGACGTACTGCCCAGTTCTCCTGATCGCCGGGAGGACGTCGTGCGTCACCCAGCGCTGGAAGGAGCGAGCCCGGCCCGATCGACTCAACAGCATCAGGGCGTACAGACCAGGCTCGTTCACCACCGTCATTGCCTGTGTGCCGCCAGGGGTGTCCACGGCCGTGGACACCCTTTCGTCAGCTGCTAGCTGCTGAGTGGCGTCGCGGTACTTGCGGATGCCGAGTACGTCGCACGCGTCCTTCGCGACGAACCAGGTCGCCCCGTCGATCACGACGGTTCGCACGGGCGCACCCTCGAAGCGCAACTGCACCACGGCTGCCGCGTTCACCGGTCACTCCTCAGGACGAGCGCCTTGAGGAAGTTGAATCCGGCTTCAGTTCGTGCAGCGAACGCGTCGCGGTCCGCCCGCGGGTAAGACAGCGCCTCGGCTGCTTTGAGCGCGTCGTCGAAGGTGATTGGCAGGTACTCGCTGCGGTTACCTGCACCGCCCAGACGGACCAGTGACCGTTCGTTCTCCTTGGAGCAGGAGTGGGGTCCAGACAAAGCGATGCGCCCGACCTGACCGCCATGGGCCCGCGCGGCCCGCTCGTGTGCCTTCAGCCGCGAGGGCGGGTCAGCAGTAACTCCGACCTTCACGCCGGCGTTGACGTACTCGACGATGTAGAGGTGCTGTTCGGCACCGGCCAGGAGGGTCGAGTCGCGGCCTGCCTTGCGATCCGCGTACTGGAAGACGTCGAGCGCGCTCACCGTCGGTGCCCCTTCCGCGTGTGCTTCCGCTTGGGCTGCGAGCGTCGCGACTGCTCCTGCTTCGCGCGCAGTTCCCGTTGTGCCGCTGCGCGGCCGGCTGCGTACGCCTCTGAGATCGCGGGGTCGGGGTTCATGCCGAGCTCCTTCGGGAGGAAGAGAAGCGGGCGCTGAGCACGACGCGCATGCCCAGCGCCCGCAGGTGCTGATGAAGAGGTGGACGTGCCCGCTCACTGGCGGGGGTGGTCCGTGACGATCCGTCCGACGCGGGCGAGCTCCTTCGTCGGGATGAAGTGCTCCCGGCCAGGCTCGTGGTCGTAACGGACGGTGAGGCCGGCGTCGGTCTCCTTCACGATGGCGCCGCGAGAGTCCGTGCCCCAGGGGCGGAAGTACCGTCTCCTGCTGGCGCTCGGCGCCGGCCGGCTCACCGGCCGCGTCCGTTCTTCCCGATGCCGAGGTGCTTGCGGATCGCGTCGTACAGCCCGAGCCGCGACATCGTCGCGTCGATGCGACGGTCGGCCCGGTAGACGCTGACCGCCCGCTCGGCGACCGGCGTGCCGACCTTCACGGGGTGCTGGAACGGCGGGACCGGTGCCCCGCCGAAGAACGCCGCCCGTTCGAGGCTGGCATGACGGCGGCGCTTCCTGATCTTGCGTGCGGTGGTGCTCATCGGTGCTCCCTTGCTCGTGCGGATGATGGGGAGCGCGTCCGGCTAGGGGTCCGGACGCGCTCAGCAGGACGCAGCGGTTCGACCCGCTGCGCCCCTCGTCCGTTGGTGACCCGGTGACCGCCGGGGTGATGCGTAGTCAGCCCGTCCTCCACGCCAGGCCCGGTAGCCCTTCACTGCGTGGGTGTAGCGACCCGTCTTCGCTCGATGAGCGACTTGCCGGAGGACGGACGCCGTACTGCTGACCGAAGTTGAACTGCCGGCCTCCGCGTTCAAGCGGGCGGCCGGAAACTTGAAGGCGGGAATGCTCGGCCGTCCACCACGACGACCGCGCACACCAGTTGGTTCACCCGCCTGGAAGTAGTGCTCTGTGTAGTTGTCCCGCTTGGTGTCGCCGCCGCAGCCGGCTGGCTGCTGGTGCCTGGGCCTGGAACCCGTTCGAGGTAGGAGCAGGCGACGCGAGTCGTACAGCGCCCGTTTTCGGGCGCAGTAGTCCACCCCGGGGTCGAACCGGGACGAGACCGCCTCCTACGGCGGGTGGACCAGCGGGCTGGTTAGGCCGCGATCTTCGGGATGTCGATGAGGCCGCCCTTGGTGGAGTGCACCTTGACGATGGAGAGGCGCTTGTTCTGGCGGCGCGCGTTCCAGCACCGGAAGACCACTGAGAGCTGCACCGACTCGGGCCACGACCGTCGGGCACGCCGGTTCTCGGCGAACCAGTTCGTCATCGCGATGACGGGATCGCCGGGGCGCAGGCCGACCTTCTGGGATGCGTCCATCCAGAACTCGGTCGCGGCCCCTTCGTCGTACTCAGCGAACCGCCAGTGGGTGTACGTGACAAGCGCAGGCGTGCTGTCAGCGCGGCGGGCGTACTTCGCGCCGATCTCGGCCGACTTGAACAACGCCGGGTGCTCGTAGATGAACTCCTCGAGCGCTGCGTTCGTCGGGCGCATGTTGCGCCCGTTGAGCTGTCCGTTCATCTCGCGCCAGGCGATAGCCGCCGCAGCGGCTACGTGGGTGGGGTTGGACATGCCGTTGATGGTGAGCTGGTCTGCAACCGATCGCTTGGCGCCCGAGTCCATGGTTGCCTGCGCCGTGTCCGGGATGTTGTAGACGACGAACATCTGCACGGGCGTGTTCGCGCGGATGACAGCCTGCATGCGGTTCTGGCCGTCCTGCATCTTCTGTGGGTCGTGCTTGGGGCCCCGGAACTTGATGGCCTCACCGTTGAGCTGCCACCGGCCGGCTGCCATGTCGGCGGCGAAACCGCGGATGTTCGCTTCCTTGAGCTTCCGGTTCCCCGTGTTCAGTCCGAGCCAGGCTCGGGCGAGGTCCGGCGTGACAGTGACGACGTCGAACTCGGGCGCTACGATGGAGTCGTTCATTGATCAGTCCTCCGACTGGTTGAAGTTGTCGAGTAGGTCCTGGCAGACCTCGACGGTGAACATGAGGTGGCCCCTGATGAGGGAGGCCACCTCTTCTTTGTTTCGGGCGTAGCGATCGTCGGCAGCGATGCGCTGAAGTCGCTCGGCGAGCTTGCGGGCGTCCCAACCCGCGTTGCGGGCGGTGTCCGTCAGCGGGGAACGACGGGGTGCTGGCTTCTCGGCCGGCACGTTGTACGTCTTCCCGTCGACGCCCGTCACCGTGCGAGGTTCGGGCGTCGGAATCTCGGCACCGATGTCGCCGACGGTTACTTCGCCCGTGGCCTCGTTGAGAAATCCATCGTCCGGCGACCACTCCCCTGTAGTCGACGGTGAACGGCCATCTTCGTCGCCCCCGACTGGCGGAGCCGTTTCGGCAGGTGTAACAGGTGTTACAGGTGCGAGGTCACGCGACACGGTCATGTGCGACGTCCCAACGATCGGTGCGATCGCCCTGACGCTCATGCCGGCCTCTGCCAGTTCACGAACAATCTCGCGACGCAGTTCGACGCCGACCTTCGCCAGCGCGTCGCCGAACCTGTCCTGCGCGTAAGCGCCGTGCGACTTGTACCCGAGTGCGGCGTACGCCTGACGTTCGATCGCCTCGCGGATCATCGGCATGACCGCGACGTAGTTGTCGCCGATCGTGTCGAGTCGGAGACCGATCCGAGTGGAGATGCGCTCGGCTTCGTCCCTCGTCATCACCGCGGGGAGAACGATGCTCACGATGCCCTCCTGATCTTCTTCCTGCTGGGCGGTGCCCAGGAGTCCTGCCGTTCGGGTTGCAAGGCCGCCCGAACTTCTGAGAGGCGGTAGCGGTAGAGCTTCCGAACCTTGAGGTACGGGATGTCTCCGCTGTGCGTAAGGCGGTGGATGGTGTCGGTCGAGACGCCGAGAGCGACCGCCAACTCCTTCCGACTGATGTCCGGCTCGTCGGTCATGCGGCGGCCGCACCCGGGGGCGCGCTTGCTGCGATGAGGTCGACCAGGCCAGTGCCGAGAGCGGTCGCGATGATGTCGAGCTCATCGATGGTGAACGCGGACTGCGCGTTCAGCCGCCGAGTGAGCGTGGTCAGCGGGATTCCGGTCGCTGCCGAGAGCCAGACGCGGGACTGGCGCATGCGGCCGAGTCGAGCGAGTACCTCATCAGCCACGACCCGGGATGTCGGTGTCGTCGTCGTGGTTGCCATACAGAAACCATGCCACTCGGGTTTCCATACGGCAACCCCGTTTCCACTATTGACACGGAGTTTCCATAATCGGTACTGTTTCGACCATGCCAGCAACTGCACGTCCCGAACCCAGTGCGATCACCAAGGAGGTCGCCGCGATTCTCACCGGCGTTCTCGCGCGCCGAGGGGTCGAGCAGCAGGAACTGGCCGCCGCCGTGGGCGTCTCGCGATCGCAGATCTCGCGGATGCTCGCCGGGAGCAAGCACTGGGACGTCGACCAGTTGGGTGCCGCGTGCGACTTCCTGGGACTCGACGTGCTTGACGTGCTGCGCGAGGCAGCGAGCGCGGTCGAAGATCGACGAGATGTCAGTGCCTCCACTGAGGATGACGAAGCGGACATCGACGTCACCAACGAAGTCCGCTCGGCGTGGGGCCGCGCGGCACACAAGGGGCCGCGAAAGGCGGACGTCCCCTACGCCGACTGAGGGGAAAACCATGCGCGACCTGATCCAACTCGCGGCGTCGTACGGCGTCCGCATCGAGCTCTGCCACATCACGGACGCGAATGGCTATTACGACCCGGATGCCGGCAAGGTGCTCATCGACATCGCACTGACCCCCGATGAAAAGCGGTCAGTCATCGCGCACGAACTCGGCCATGTGCACCACGGCCATGAGTGCGGCGGTGAGCGTGACAGCCGCTTCGAGCGACAAGCTCGCGCATACGCCGCCCACCTGCTCGTGCATCCGATCGACTACGCCGATGCGGAACATGTCAGCGAGGACGCCTTCCACATCGCCGAGGAACTGGGGGTGACCGTAGAGGTCATTGACGACTACCGGTCCATGTGCGTACAACGCCTCGGAGAACGCACCTACAGCCGATCCGCTCGCGGCCGACTGACCAACGAGCTTGCTCGGGCCCTCTCCTGA